AGGCTCTTGAGCGTCTGGCCTACCAGGGGGCGATGGACCGCTTTGCGACGCAGAAGCGAGCCGCGGAGTTCCTCGGGGTGACGACGAGAGTCGTCTGCTACCAGGTGAAGCGGCTCGGTCTACGGAAGGGGCTCTACACCGAGATCCAGGAGGAAGCTCGGCGCCGGCGCGCGATCCAGCAGGAAGCGAGGGGGGCGTGACCCTCGGGCAGAAGCAGGAGCTGTTCGCGCTGCTACTCGGTCGTCTGCTGACCGAGGCGTGCGTCACGCGTGGGCTCGGCGTGCGCGTCGGCGAGGTCTACCGCCCGCCGGAGATGGCCGCGATCTACGCGAAGAAGGGTCTCGGGATCACGAAAAGCCTGCACTGCATCAAGCTGGCCGTCGACCTGTTCGTCGATGACCCGTCGGTGCCCGGGGCCAGCGAGATGTGGGTGCCCGACACCTACAAGGGGCTCGGAGAGTGGTGGGAGGCGCAACACGACCTGTGCCGCTGGGGCGGTCGGTTCAAGCGCGCGGACGGCACGCCGAAGCCGGATCCGTACCACTTTTCGGTGGAGCACGAGGGGGTCAAGTGATGTTCTTTCTCGTCGTTGCCTTGGCTCAGATGGCCGCTCCGTCCCACGAGAGCGTGACCACGGGCGACATCCTCATGCGGGTCATGATGGGCGCGCTCACCATCCTCGTCGCCGGCGCCGTGGCCGCCGCCATCAAGCAATACGGCGCGTGGCGGGAGCTCAACGCGACGATCGAGGCAAACGAGAAGGCCAGGGCGGAGCGCGAGGAAGAGCGACGCGAGGAGATGAAGCGCCTGCACGCCGAGAACAAGGAGGCGCTCGCGATCATTGCATCCCAGCACCGCGACTCCATGACGTCCGTCGTGTCGTGGCAGGACCGGCACCTGGAGTGGGCGGAGGACCAGAAGGCGCGCCTGTACCAGGACCTCGTCGGCAAGGCTGAGTTCCAGGCGAACCTCGCCGGTGTGCACGGTGCCATCGGAAACGTGTCCGGCCAGATCGGGGAGATCAAGTCGCAGCTCGCGGAGCTGCTCAGGGAGAGACGCTGATGGATGACTTGGTGCTGTCCTACATGGTTCAGTTCGTGACCATCGGCGCCGTCGCGATGGGGCTCTCGGAGTGGGCCACGCTGCCGATCGGTCGCACGAGCCCGGAACCCAACAGGGGCAACCGCAAGAGGTACAACGCGTTCATCTACGCGTTCGTTCTCGGCGCCCTCGGTTGGTACGCGGATCTCGTGGAGATGCCCGGGACGACGTGGCAGACCGCGCTCGCCGGCGTCGCTCTCATGTCTGTGGTGACCGTCGGCGTCTCCGGCGTGGTCGTGGCGGCCAAGAAGAAGCTGACGGCCCCGAACGTCTCGAACGGTGGTGGAGGTGACGCATGAATCTGAGCGCGGTCTACGCCCTGCACGGTGCGCTGCTCCTGCTCGGGACCGCGGGGTCGAAGTGCCACCCCGTGGCGGTCGCGGCCCTGGTGCTCTCGATGCCGTGGGTCTGGGTCACGGTCTGGAGAAGCAGGCGGTGATCGCCCTCCTGTTCCTGGTCATCGGGGCGCTGTGCCTGTGGCTCGCGTGGCGATGGGCCGACAAAGACGAGCAGCGATGACCGACGGTCGCCGTTGGGTCGATCTCGGGAATGATCATCACCTGTCGTACTTCGGGTGGGCACCAGACCGCGACCTGAATCCTCAGTACGAGGGGGTCCCCGATGTCGAGCGTTACGGGGCGTCGATCAAGCATGGCGACTGCGAAGCAGCGGTGATTTTCGACGGTGATGTGCAGCGTCGCCTCGAACCAAACCGTGGTCGCTGGACGGTGGAGTCGTGGGAGCCGCTCACGATCTCACCGAGCGTCTTGTGCCGCCGCTGCGGAGACCACGGCTTCATCCGGCAAGGGAAGTGGGTCCCGGCATGACCCGCCTCCGGCTGATCGCCGTCGCCCTGGCGCTCGTCGCGATCCCCGCGGCCTTCGGTCTCGGCCGGTGCACCGGGCCGGACCCACCGCCCCCGCTCCCGCCCCTGCCACCCGACGTCGTGACGGTCAAGGTCGTCGACCAGGAGGCGGTGGACGCCCTGGCGCGAGAGCTGGAGGTCGAGGCCGGGCGCGCCGAGCGTCTGGAGGGCGAGCTCGCCGCCCGGGTGGTCGAGATCGCCCGGCTCCGGGGGGAGGTTCGTCCGGTGCCCCCGGAGGCCCGCGAGGCGATCAAGGAGTACGTGTTCATCGACCCGACGCTCGCCAAGCTGGAGGCCCGTGGCGGGACGGACGCGGTGAAGGTCGAGGGGCTCGAGGGCGGGAAGGTCCGGGCGGGATGGCGTGGCAGGATCTTCTGCGACGTCCGCCTGGGCCCCGAGGCCCCATGGGTCCGGCTGTACGACGGGCCGCTGGACCTCACGGAGTCCACGGCCGAATCGAGCCGCCCGGCCGGGACGGTCGAGGAGCAGACCGCCCGGTGGCGCGCGGAGTTGCGGCTGGGCCTGTCGAGCGCGCCGGGGCTCGTGGCCGGAGCGTCCTGGTACGGCCGGCGGCGGCTCGGCTGGTGGGCGGACGTGGACTATCGGCTCGACGACGGGGATCCGTGGGCGGTCGCGGGCGGCCCGGCACTCACGATCGGGCGGCGGTAGCTCCCCCAACCGCTCCAACATCGGTTCCACGCGGCCAGGACGGGGCACCCTCCGTGGACTCCGAGGACAGCAAAAAGCCACGCCCCGCCGCTTTCGGTCGCCACGCCGCCCCTTCTTCTCTGCCTGGCAGTCACGAGGTCAGGGGTTCGATCCCCCTCAGCTCCACCACGTAACTTGGTGATAGCGCTAGGCTTGGCTCTCGGCCCAAATCGGCCCGAGGAAGCCAAACGGATAAGTGTTCCACAAGAGTTCCATGCCGCCGGAAAGCGGCGCCAGCTCGCGACGTTGGCCCAGGATCGACGATCTCGGGGCGGGCAGAGGGATTGGACGTCCTCAGGCGCGAGCGCGGGGGCGCCGCTTGGCGGCCTTTGCGGGCGGGCCGGCCACGATCCTGGCCACGGCGAGCTCGGCCTTGCGCAGCTCCTCGTCCGCCAGGTGCCCGTACCGCCCGACCATGCGGGCGTCCTGCCAGGCCCCCATGCGGCGCACCATGTGCTCGGGGACCTTGGCGACGTTCAGCGCGATCGAGGCCATCGAGTGACGTAGGGTGTGGAACGTCACGCCGTCCGCGTGCTTCCGGCCCCACCGGAGGCCGGCCGCCCGCACGGCGACCGGCAGGAACCGTCGGATCGAGGTCCGCGCGTTCCCTCCGCCCGGGCCCGGGAACAGGGAGCTCCCAGGGAACTGGGCCGCCTCGGAGTGCCGTCTCGCCAGGGCGGCGATCGGGCCCTCGAGCATCTTGTACAGCGGCTGTCCGTTCTTGTCGCGCTGGACGAACAGGTAGAGGTTCCCCGCGGCGTCTTCCTGGAGGTCCGCCTTCTTCGCGGCGCACACGACCTCGAGCCGTAGCCCCGTCGCCGCGGCCAAGGTGATGATGTCCTGGAGCCAGGGCGGAGCCCCAGCGCGGATGCTCGAGATCTCGTCGGGCCGGAGCCAGCGCTGTCGCGCGTTGTGCACCGGGACCTTGTGGACGCGCCCGCGCTCGATCGGGTGGTGGTGGATCCAGCGCCGGCCGTAGGCGTGCGAGAGTAGGCCCGAGAGTTGGTTCAGGACCGTGTTCCTGGTCTGGGGCGACCAGCCCTTCTCCGTGTGCCACGCCTCGAGCAGCTCCTCGACGTCTTCGCTCCGGATCTCGGCAATCGGCCGCTTCCCGAACGCCGGGAGCCACACGCGGTCTAGGTACTCGTACGAGCTGTCGCGGCGTCCGAGGGCCTTCCAGTGCTTCCGGTAGCGGTCCAGGGCGTCGGCGAAGGTCAACCCGTCCGACGTCGCCTCATCGAGACCGGCGTGCTGGCGGTCGGTGGAGGTTCGGAAGTCGAGGGCCTCGGCCTGGAGCTTGAACCCGCGCCGGATGCGCATCTTCCAGGTGACCGGGTCACGGTACTGAACGCCCCAGTATCGGCGGTGCTTCGTCCAGCCCTTGCGCTTCACGAGGTAGGAGAACACTCCATTGACGGCGGAGGTGTGGCGCTTCATTCCTTCTTCGGCTTCTGGTGCCAGGGCAGCGAGACGGGGACAACGAACTTCACCCGGCTCACGCTCGTATCGCTACTCTCCGAACGACCGCCGGCACCCGCGCCGATCGACCACACGGCCACCTTGGCCTCGGCCTCTGAGCCCTTCGATTCGGTTGTGGTAAGAGCAATGTCGAACTCCACGGATCTGGTTGTGAAGTCGGAGCCGTGACCGGATGGGACGATGAAGGCCCGCGTGTCGTTCGTCCGCTCCTGGGCATCCATCAGGCCGCGAACGATGTCCTGCAGGACCTGGCTGACGAACTCACGTACGTTCATGATCTCGCTCCCTGACGCGGTGTCCGCTGCACGGGGAGCGCAACCGGGACTCTGAACCGGAGCCTGGAGAGTGCACCCGAGCTCGCGGCCCTGCCGATCTCCGCCGATGTCGCTGCCCAGACTATCGGGTGGGCCGTGCCTTTCCCACCTCCAGGCTTCGTCGCGGTGATGGCGAGATCGAGCTCGATCGCCTGGACGTCGCCGCCCACGCCTGCGAACTCTCGGGGGACGCTGAACTCCCGTGCCCGCTCCGGGCTGATCAAGGCCTTCGATGGGTCCGTTGCCTGCTGCGCGTCGGCAACGCCGTCGACGACAGCCCGCAGGACCTCGGAGATGAACGCCCGAAGCTCCATCATTCGCTCTCGGGACGGGTCGTGCTGGGCATGGCGTCATCCTCCGCGGCTGACGCTCGGCGCAATCCGAAGTCGATGCTCGCGGTGATCCTCCGCGGGAGGTGGCACCTCGGACAGACGCTCGAGCTCGCGCGCATCGATGCCGAACAATGGGGGCAGGAGGTGATGTCTGTCATTCGACCTTGAGCCCCATGGGGCCATACCCGGCGAGCTTTTTCCCGCTTTGATAGCTGTAGATGTCGACCCACGGCGGACCGTGCTTCTTGATCCCACAGTATTGAGCGAGCGCGAAGGCCAGCTTTTCCTTCTGGTCTACGTTGAGAGCGGCCCAGATAACAGGGTCGACGTGGGCGGTGTTCAGATTGGGCTGGAGCTTCCTGACGAGCCCAGAGGCCTGGAACTCCTTGACGACCGAGTCGTAAAGCGCGATCTGTTCGGCGGTTGGGCCTTCGGGACGTTGCGTCGATTCATCGTTGCCCCCGGCACACATCGCCAAGGCGACGAGCGAGGCGGGCAACAGAACCAAGAGCCACCAGAAGATCGGACGGGCCCCAGAGGGCGGGATTGTCAGCTCTCTGTTGGGCATTGCATTCTCAGCTCCGCCGGGGTATAAGGAGCCCAACGTCGAGACAGGCTACATCGCATCGATTCGGGCCGGTGCGGACCGCGGCAACGCCACGAGCCGATCCCGTCAGGATTGTAGATGGGGGACATCATCCGCTTCCCTTCGAGGGAGAACGACCGCCTCGCCCTGTACGCCTCGCTGTTCGACGCGATCGACCGGAGAGAAGCCGCTTCCGTAGCGCCTCGACCCACTCGGGGCGCTCCCAGGCGAGCGCCGCGCTCAGAAGGGCGCGCTGAGCCGGGACCGGGAGACCGACGAACCAGTCCCCAGCTTCCCTGACATCCGGGTCCGGCTGCGGAATCACCGGCTTCGCGCCAGCCTTGTGGGCCTCCAGCACGATCCGGAGGTACTCGGAGAGCTTCCCCTTCCGACCAGGCTTCCCGGGTTGCTCTGGTAGAACGGCCGCGGCATCTTCGAGCCACTTACGGAGATCGCGAGTGACCTCGAACGAGATTCGGTCCTCGCGCGCCATGCCGTAAACCTTTGCACGGACGCTAGTTGTCAGACAACGCAGATTGTTGCAGAAATACCTTGACGCAATTGTCCGACAAAGCGTATCGTATAGCCACGATGTCAAAGAACTCTGCACCTCTCCAATTCAGCGGCTCGCGGCTCCGTGAGGCTCGCGGCGATCGCGCCATCGAAGAGGTCGCCCTCGCCGCCGGCGTCTCGGTCCGCACGATCGCCAACTGGGAATCCGGTTCGACCGAGCCCGATGCCGGAAAGCTCGCCATCCTCGCGACCACCCTGGGGAAGCCGATCCGCTTCTTCTTCGAAGGTGCGGCCTAACCATGTCCACCGGCAAGGCGAAAGGAATCCCGTCGGCCGCGGACCCCGCTGGACAGCCGCCGGACGGACTTTCGCCTTCGCTCGTCCACGAGATCGGCGCTTCACTGGAGCGCGTCCTCCGGCTCCACAAGGCCGAGACGGTCGGCGGGGCAGTCGACCGTTCCCGCTCCACGATCTACGCATGGGCCGCGCACCCGGAACACGTCCCGGTCGCGGCCCTGCTGGTCCTCGCGACGTTCGACCCTGACCCCGAGTTTCTCGCCCGCGTGGCCGGGCATCTCATGGCCGAGATCTCGACGCAGGCGATGCGCCGGCACGCGGCGGGACGGGCGTTGCTGGTGATCAACGAGATCTCACCCGGCCGGTGGGGCAGGTGATGACGACCACGCCGAAGCCGCTTCCCTCCGGTTCGCGCATCCCGCGATTGCTCACCGTCCCCCAGGTGGACGAGATCACGGGCATCGGCCGGAGCAAGCTCTACGAGCTGGTCGCGACCGGTCAGATCGAAGCCTTCCGCATCCCGAGCCGCAGCAAGGGCGCCAGGCGATTGTCGATCCGCGTGTCCGAGCAGTCGGTGCTCGACTTCCTGGCGCGAACGCGGGTCAGGAGGCGGGCGTGATCCACCTTCCCTGTCAGCAACTGCTCGGCGAGTGCCGGTGCAATGACGTGCCGCGCTACGTCGGGCATGGAGGGGCGAGCGATGATCCCGCTCGGCCTGCTGGTGCTCATCGTCCTGGGTGTGATCCTGGACGACGGGGCGCCGTTCTGAGTCGCGGCGGGGCCGGTATTCACGAGGAGGCGCCGGCCCCGCCTTCTTTGCCGTCTCGGCTTCCCCACTGGTCCCTCCCTCCGTGCTCCGAGTGCGGCGGAGATCTCGACGAGACCCATGGGCGCGCTCGCGGCTGCGGCTGTCGGTTCATCGGCTGCGCGGACACGGCGTGTCGCGAGGCCGGCGGCGGAACGTGGCTCGATGAATGCCTGGAGTGCGGGCCGTGCGAGTAGCGAGCGCAAGCGATCTCCTCTGCTGCGGCCTGACGATGGACCCGCCGCTGTCCGAGTACTGCCTCGTCGGTCGCCGCCGCGCCCTCTGGTACTGCGGGAGCTGCAACACCTACCGGGACGCTGACGGCCGCGCTGTCGACCCCGCCGAGATGGAGCGCCGCGCCCTGGACGTGCGGACAGAACCGGAACGGAGGAGGGCATGACCAGGAAGTGGCTCGGGCCGTGCAGCTACAAGGCCGCCATCATTCGGTTGGGCAGCACCATTCTGCCGAGCAAGCCAGAAGCGGCACGGCGAGCGAGCAGGCGAAAAAGCAAGCACGGATGGCCGCGCGAGTTCTCGCGACTGCTCGACACGCTCGGAGCGGTGCCCGAGGCGCGCAGCAAGAACGTCCACGCGATGCGCCTGCGGCTCGATCCGGCGTACAGACGGAGGGCGTCATGACCACCTACCGCCACCGCCCCGACTGGTGGAACGACCCAACGATCGACGCCATCAACCGCAAGCCGTTCGTGCGCGACACCCGCATCGCGTGGTTCATCTTCGGCGTCGCGTGCGGCGCCCTGGCCGTGATCGTTCTCTCGTGGGCGACTGTAGCGCCCTAACAAAGGAGCAAACCATGACCACAGCAACCACGAACCGCCCGGAGATCCTCAAGGAGATCTTCGACGCGCTCCCGAACCATCCCATCACCGACATCGCGGAGCTGAATCGAGCGCTCGCATTGGCCGACCAGCTCGGCAACTTGCTGTCGCCGGTCAGCGCGGTCGACACCATCCCGCAGATGCACGCGGTGTCTTTCCGCTACGTCTTCCTCGACGAGGGCGACGTCTACCGTGGCCAGCAGTTCTGCCAGGAGAACGAGCGCGCCCCGAGTCGACAGGGGCTCCTGAAGCTGTGGCGCACCGCGGCCGGGCGTGACGTCTACAGCAAGCGCGTCGACGACAACGACGAGCACGTCCGGACGTACGAGGTCGCGGTCGCGCTCAAGAGCATCGACGGCCGCGAGGTCCAGACGATCAAGCAGAAGGAGGTCGACCTGCGCCCCGGCTCGCCGCAGGTCGAGCGGATGACGGACAAGCAGCTCGCGCACAACCGGCAGATGATTGGGACCTTCGCCGAGGGGAAGGCGCACAACCGTGCGGTACGCCAGGCGATGAATCTCAAGCAGAAGTACACGCTGCAGCAGCTCGAACGCCCGTTCATCATCCCGGTCTTGCTCCCGATGCTCGACACGAGCGACGTGCAGATCCGGCGACTCGTCGCGGCGCACGCGCTCGGGGTCGTGGGCGAGCTGTACGGCCAACGAGAGCGACAGGCGCTCCCGGCTGCGCAGCCCGAGACGGTCGTGGTCGATCGGCGGAGCGGAGAGGTCGTTGACGGCGAGCTGCTCGACGATGACGACTTCGAGATGCCGCCCGAGGAGCCGACCCATCAAGGCAAGCCCTGCACCTGCCCGTGCGGCTGCACCGCACGCGTCGAGACGGCCGAGGCCCTGAGCGCGTGCGAGAAGGCCATCGGCACCGTGCGCTGCAAGGACTGCTACCCGGGCAAACGGTTCGATTTCAAGCGCCACGCGGACCTGGCGCTCAACCTCAAGATCCCGAGCCGGCCGGAGATGACCGTCGAGACGCTCAAGAAGTGGAGGGGCGCGGCGTAGGCGCCTCGATCCAGGGGGGAAGCGAATGACCACCGACCAGAGAGAGCAGCTCCGGGAGACCATCTACGCGCTCAAGATCGAGCGCGCGCGGCTCGACGGAAAGATCGAGGCGCTTGCGGTGGTCCTCGAAGGGCTGTCTCCGGAAGCGACCAAGATGTGGGCTTCGATGCCGCCGTTGCCGGAGACTCCGAAGGCCCCTCGGAAGCCCGAGAGAGAGGCCCCGGTCCCGACGGCAAGCCTACCGCCCAAGGCCGAGACAGCGGGCCCCGGGAAGTCGACCGACGCTACCGGTCTGCGGTCCGCCATCGTCAGGATCATCAAGGAGGAAGTCTCCCTGACGACGAAGGACATCAGAGCCCACCTCCGGACCGAAGGCATCGACGCCGGGCGAAAAGACGTGGCGAACGCGCTCTACGCACTGAAGATCAAGAAGATCATCGAGCAGAACGACAACGAGTGGTCGCTCGTCGAACGCGAGGCTCCCGCGCCCGTGAAGCGCGCGCCCCGCGGCGTACCGGCGATCACATGACCACCATACGGATCGCCCACCTGGCGGACTCACATCTCGACGAGCGCAACCGCCTCGCGGACAACGTCGGATGCCTGAATGCGTTCCTCGCTGGCGCTCGCGAGCGCGGGGCAGATCTCATCATCCATGCCGGCGATTTCTTCGAGCGGCGCTCGACGCCCGCGGAGCGCAACGTGCTCGCGGACTTCCTGCTCGCGGCCTCGGAGATCGCGCCGGTGTTCGGCGTGCGCGGCAACCACGACGCACCGGGGGACCTCGAAGTTTTCTCGATGCTCGACACGGCGCACCCGGTCACGATTCTCGATCGACCGACGGTGGAGCCACAGGGCGCCGTCCTGATCGGGCCCGCGCCCATCGCGGTCCTCGCCCTCCCCTGGTTCACCAAAGCCCACCTCTGCGCCTCCCTCGATGCTTCCACACCGACCACACAGACCACGGAGCTCACCATCCAGGCCGCCAGGACCATGCTGACGGCGCTACGCGCGGAGGCGCACCGCGTGCGTGCCGAGGGCGGCATACCGCTCCTGGCGGCCCATGTCCTCGTGGCGGGCTCGGAGGTCTCGACCGGGCAGACGCTGATCGGGACGACCGTGGAGCTGTCGCCTTCGGATCTCGCGGACGTCGGGTGCGAATACGTCGCGCTCGGGCACATCCACAAGCCGCAGTCGTGGCTCGGGGGGAGGGTCGCGTACTCGGGGAGCACGCAGCGGAACAACTTCGGTGAGCCCGAGGCCAAGGGGTGGAACCTCGTCACTCTCCAGGATGGGAAGCTCGCCTCCGTCGAGTTCGTGGAGTTGCCGGCGAGGAGGATCGTGCTACTGGAGCGGGACTGGTCCATCTCCGTCACGTCCGCGGACTCCCTCAAGAGCGAGGACGTCGCCGGCGCCCTTGTACGGTTCCGCTACCGCATTCGTCCCGGGGACCTCCACCTGGTGGACGAGGACTACCACAGGTTCATATTTGTCGAGAACGGCGCCCATGAGGTCAAGCTCGAAGCCGTGCTCGTCCACGAGGCGCGCGTCCGGTCCACGGAGATCGTGAGCGCGCAAGCGACGTGGGAGAAGGTCCAGGCCTACTGGACCGCGAAGGGCATCTCGCTCTCCGACGCCGAGAAAGACCGCGTGCGGGACAAGCTCGCGCGAATCGAACAGCCGGAAGGCGTGGAGGTAGGGGCGTAATGGGTAAGCGAGCCGTGGCCGTGATGTACCTGTTCGACTTCGGCCCCCACGGCATCGAGACGGAGGCTGGGGGCAAGAGGTTCGATCGCGCTCTCGTCGACGCTCTCGACTCCAACGCCGTTCGCTGCGCCCTGATGGAGGCGATCTGGAACGACTCCGACTTCCATCCGAGAACCTTCACTGTTCAGGACGTTGGGACGCCGAAGACCAAGACGAGGCGGAGATGACCGGCAACCGCGGCGGAGCCTTCCGTCTCCGCGAACGCATGGACGCCGCCGAGTCGCGGCCCGTCCGGATCGTCCGCCACCACGGCGTGTGGCACGCCCTGGCGACCGGGGGCTCACAGGGAGTCTCGCAAGGCAGCACCTTCGCCGGCCGCCCGGTGTTCTTCGCCTCCACGAGCTGCGGCCTCCCGGTGTCCGAGGACGACCGCACCAAGCAGGGGCACCCGGAATGCCGCGCGTGCGCTACGAGAGTCGGGCGGGGGAGCGAGCTGTGCAACTGACCTCCCTCCGCTTCCGCGGCCTGACCCGCTTCACCGACCCCGTCGAGGTCGACTTCGAGGGCCTCGGCGATGGCCTCATCGCCGTCGTGGGTCCCAACGGCGCGGGCAAGACGACTCTTTTCGAGTCCGCGCCGGCGAGCCTCTACAAGACGCTCCCCACCAGGCCCGGGAGCTTGTACGAACACTGCACCGGCCGAGGCTCCTACGTCGAGACCACATGGGACGACCAGGGCCAGCAAGTCACGGTCCGCCTGCAGATTGACGCCGAGAAGAGAACCCTGGAGTCGTACGTTTTCGTCGGCGTCCCCGGAGAGATGCACGCGGTCACAAGCGGCCGGGCGGCCGAGTTCGACGCCGAGATCTCGAAGCGCTTCGGCTCGCTCGAACTGTTCCTGTCGAGTGTCTTCGCCTGCCAGAGCAAGCGCGGATCGTTCCTCCAGATGAAGGCCACAGAGCGCAAGGCGCTCTTCGTGGAGCTGCTCGGGCTCTCGCGGCTGCAGGTCCTACACGAGAGCGCGAAGCAACAGGCTGGCATGGAAGAGAGGGGCCTCGACCGGGAGCGGGCTCTCGCCGCGGCGGTCGAGAACGAGCTGCAGGCGCTCCCCGGGCTGGAGGCTCGTCTACGAGACGCCCAGATGGCGCTCGACACGGCCGCGGGCGCCCTCGACAAGGCCCGCATGGAGGAGACGGCGGCAACCGAGGCCCTCGCGCGCGCCAGAGGCGCGGAGGAGCGGATCGCCGCGCTCGTCCAGGCCGAGCAGGCGGCTCGACTCTCGTTGACCCAGGCCAGCGCTCACGTCGCCGACACGGAGGCCAGGCCAGGGAAGCTGAGGCGTGCCGCGGACGATCAGCTGAAGGCGTACGACCTCGGGGCCCTGGATCGGCGACTCCGGGACCTCACGAGCCGACACTCCATGGCGCGCGATGGGCTCGCTACCCGCCGGCGGAACCTTGAGGCCGCGATCGCGAAGGCCGGCGACGCCGACGCCGCCCAGGAGGAGATCGACGCGATCGAGGCCGAGCTCGAAGCCCTGAGAGCCGCAGAGCGGGAAGCGGAGGCCATGGCGCTCGCAATCGAACAGCGGCGCCAAGAGGAGAACCGGCTGCGCCGCGCCGCGGAGCTGCGCGGGAAGGTGCCGTGCACCGAAGCCCAGGAATGGTCGCCTCTCGATCCCGGAGACAACCCGGACGATCCTCCCTGCATGCCGCCCGCTCCGTTGGCGGTGAGACATCTCGCGGCGAAGTGCCCCTTGCTCGCCGACGCCAACGCCGCGGCCGCGCAACTGGATACGCTCGGGACTCTCGGGGTCCTCGTCCTCGACATGCCCGATGCCGGACCCCTGGCGAGGCGGAAAGAGATCGAGGCCGGGAGGCTCCGGCTCCCCGCCCTCCGCGAGACCGTCGCCAACGCTCGCGCCGCGAGCCAGGCCCGCGAGCAACTCGCCGCGCTCGCCGGCGAGGAGGCCAGGCTCCAGCAGGACCTCGATCACGACCGTTCCACGATCGCGAACGAGCGCCAGGCAGCCGAGCACGCCCGTGCCCAGATCTCCGAGCATCTCGCCGGCGAGATGCTCGACGTCGACGAGCAGATCAGCAGCGCGCGGGTCGCCCGCGAGGTCGCGGCACACCGGCACACCGAGGCCCAGGCCGAGCTGCTGAAGGCCCGGGCCGATATCGAGGACGTCTCCATCGCGGAGACTCGCGTCACCAAGGCGAGGACGACGCGCGAGACCGCGGAGGCGACCCTCCGCACCGCCGACCGATCCGCCACCGAGGTCCTGACGCGCATCACAGCGCTGCGCGAGAAGGAGAACGCTCTCACCGACCACAGGCGAGCGATCCAGGCCCACGAGACCGGGCTCGGGGACTGGAACCTCCTGGCCACGGCTCTCGGCCGAGACGGCGTGCAGGCGCTCGAGATCGACGCCGCGGGCCCGGAGGTCGCGCGGCTCACGAACGAGCTGCTCGCCGCGTGCTACGGCCCGCGGTTCTCCCTGACGTTCGAAACCCTGCGGGAGAAGAAGAGCTCGCCGGGCGAGTACTCCGAAGCCTTCGACGTGCGCGTCTACGACGGCGGCGCCGAGCGGCAGGTCGAGGCGCTGTCGGGAGGGGAGCGCGTCATTGTGGGCGAGGCCCTCGGTCTGGCGATCGCGATCTTCAACGCGCGCAAGTCGGGCATCCGCTACCGGACGATGTGGCGGGACGAGACGGCCGGAGCCCTCGATCCGGACAACGCGAGCGCCTACGTCTCCATGCTCCGGCGCGCGCGCGAGCTCGGAGGGTTCGCGCAGGTCCTGTTCGTGTCGCACCAGAAGGAAGTCCAGGAGGCCGCCGACGTCAGGCTGCTCGTCGAAGGCGGGCGTGTCTCCGTCGAGGCGGGCGTAGTGGCATAGAAAGCAACCATGCTGACAACTCGACCGATCGACAAGTGGCCGGGGAAGATCACGCCGCCCCAGAAGCGCCAGCGCGCGCGGTTCAAGGCCCAATGGGGCTCGACCATGGAACTACTCGAGAGCGAACTGCGCCACCTCGGCGCCGGCACCGACGACGTGCTCTTGCTCATGGCGATCTCTGAGGCCGATATCACACTCAGCGGGCGGCCGCGCGCATCGGCACGGCCGGAACATCCCGGCATCGTGCTCGTGATCCAAACCAAGAAGTACGGCACGCTGAAATTCCCGTGCGACACCTTCGACAACTACGCGGACAACATCCGGGCCGTGGCCCTCGGACTTAACCACCTCCGCACGCTGGACCGCTACGGCGAGCAGTACACGGGATGGAAGCAACTCCCCGAGCCCGCGACCGGGCGCGAGGAGGCGGCCCGCATCCTGTCGCAGATGACCGAGTTCTCGGCGGGCGAGATTCTCACGGACCCGGACGTCGCCAAGCGGGCACTCCGGGAGGCGCAGCACAAGGCTCATCCCGACACCGGAGGCTCCCACGACCTGTTCGTCGCGGTGCAGCGCGCCTGGCAGGCGCTATCCCAATGACCTGCGTCGGCTGCGGATGCACGGACGATCGGGCTTGCGCGACGCCCGATGGCCCGTGCTTCTGGGTCGGGCCCGAGCTCTGCAGCTCATGCGCCACGGCGGCCGAGGACCTTTACCGTCGCGCGAAGGAGGAATTTCAGGATGACGAGGAGTTCGATCCCGACGACAGACCCATCGCCCGCCGTCTCTCAGGGCGGGTCGCCTTCAGCGCTGCCGCTGCATCGCATCTCGATCTCGAAATCTAACCCGAGGAAGCATCTCGACGAGAAGCTCCTCGAGGAGCTGACCGCGTCGGTACGGACGAAGGGCGTCCTGCAGCCCGTGCTGGTGCGCCCTGTCCCAGTAGGCGTGGGCACCCAGAACGGAGCCTACGAGCTCGTCTGCGGTCAGCGGCGCCTCCGCGCGGCCCAGGCCGCCGGCCTCGAGGAGATCCCCGTCGTCGTCCGCGAGCTGAGCGACGTCGAGGTCCTCGAGGTCCAGGTCATCGAGAACCTGCAGCGCGCCGACGTCCACCCCCTCGAGGAGGCGGAGGGCTACCGGGCGCTCATGTCGAAGAAGCACGGCTACACCGCGGAGCGCATCGGGGAGCGGATCGGCCGGCCCGCGCGGTACGTCTACGACCGCGTCGCGCTGCTCGGGCTGTCGCCGGCGGCGCGGAAGCTGTTCCTGGACGGCACGATCGCCGTCGGGCACGCGATCCCACTCGCCAGGCTCTCGAAGAAGGACCAGGAGCGCGCGATGCAGATCGGCGCGCTGCTCTCGCCCGAGCAGCTGCTGTGGAATCCGAACAACGACGGCGAGGCCGAAGACGGCCCCGAGGAGCCCGTCAAGGCCGTGACCGTCCGGGAGTTTCAGGCCTGGATCGACAAGAACGTCCGCTTCGAGAAGGCGCCGGACCCGGTCCTGTTCCCCGAGACCGTGGCCACGCTCGGCGCCGCGACCGAGAAGGCCGAGAAGATCGTCCCCATCACCCACGACCACTACATCGCGCCCGAAACGCGCGACGGACACACCTACGGGCCGCGGTCGTGGAAGCGCGCCGACGGTAAGCACGGGTCGAAGGCCTGCAATCACTCGGTCGTCGGGGTCGTCGTCGTGGGCCCTGAGCGCGGCGAGGCCTTCAGGGTCTGCGTGGCGAAGGAGAAGTGCACCACGCACTGGGGCAAGGAGCAGAAGGAGAAGGCGAGGCGCGCCAAGAACGGCGGCGGCAACGAACAGCAGCGTTGGGAGCGGGAGGAGGCCAAGCGCGCGGCGGCACGGGAGCAGGAGGAGGTAGAGCGGAAACGCTGGGTCAAGGCGCGGCCGGCGATCCTCGAGGCCGTCTCGGAAGCGGTCGCCAAGGCTCCCGTGGGGCCCGGCAGCCTGATCGAGAAGACCCTCGTCGAAGGGGTGATGAATCGCACCGACTCGGTCGCCATGAAGAAGCTCTTCCCGCGCGGCACGACGGCCGAGGAGCTGGTCCGGCACCTCGCCTTCGCGGTCCTGCACCGCGACGCGACGTTCTACGGCGCATATCAGCACTTCCCGAAGCAGGCGAAGGCCTTCAACGTCGACGTCGAGAAGATCCTCAACGCCGCCGCGCCCGTCGAGGCCCCGAAAGCCTCCCCGCCGAACTCGGGGTCCGGGGAGAAGGCCAAGAACGTCCGGAAGCGAAAGAAGGCCAAGGCATCCAAGTGACACCTGCTCTCCCGACGCTGCGGCCCTACCAGGCTGAGGCAATCGCGCAGCTCACGGGCAAGCTCCACGAGCGGCCGATCCTCACGATGCCCACCGGCGCCGGAAAAACGGTTACAGCCGCCGCGCTGGTGCGCGAGCTCCAGCTCCGCACGCTGTGGCTCGCGCACCGCAGGGAGTTGATCCAGCAGGCCGCGCGCTCTCTACGTGACAACGGCCTCCGGTGCGGGATCATCATGGCGGGCCAGGCTGCCGACCGTAAGGCACATGTGCAGGTCGCATCGATCCAGACGCTCGCGCGCCGCACACTTCCGGACGTCGACCTGGTGGTGATGGACGAGTGTCACCACGCGCGTGCGTCGACCTACCGCCAGGTCCTCGATCACTACCAGGGCCGGCCCGTGGTGGGCCTGACCGCGACACCCTTCCGGCTCGACGGCAAGGGCCTCGGCGACATCTTCGGATCGATCGTGGTCGCTTGCTACCCCGACGAGCTCTGCCAGGACGGGACCCTCGTCGAGCCGATCGTGTACGCGCCGGCGACCCCGGACCTCTCCGGCGTCAAGGTCGTCCACGGCGAGTTCCGCGAGGGCGACGTCTTCGCCGCGATGTCGAAGACCAAGATCACCGGGGACATCGTGAAGACCTGGTTTCAGCGCGGCTGCTCCGGTGGCACGGCCAAAAGGACGGTGTGCTTCGCGGTCAACGTCGCGCACTCCAACAAGATCGTCGAGGCCTTCAAGGAGGCTGGCGTCAGGGCAGAGCACCTGGATGGCGGCACTTGCAGGACCATGCGCGACGCGATCCTCCACCGGCTGAAGATCGGATACACCCACGTCGTCAGCCAGTGCATGGTCCTCACCGAGGGGTGGGACCTGCCGGCGCTCGAGGTAGCGATCATCGCTCGGCCGACGGCGTCGCTCTGCCTCCACCTGCAGATGCTCGGGCGCGTCATGCGCTCTGCGCCCGAGAAGCTGGGAGCGATCGTCCTCGACCACGCGGGGAACCACCTCCGGCACGGAACAGTCATCCAGCGCCTGGACTATTCCCTCGAGGACGACGTCCACCCCAAGGCGCGCGACAAGGACCCCGAGGCCTCGCCCGGGCGGCGGTGCCCGGACTGCTATCTGCTCGTCGACCCGGGCACGCCGGAGTGCCCGGAGTGCGGCCACCAATTCAAGCCATCGCTCCCGGAGGAACGCCCGGGCGAGCTCGTTGCGTTCTCCGATGCCGCGCGTCTGAGGCCGTCGATTGAGGCGCAGCGCGCGGCGTGGGAGAGCCTGGAGTGGCGTCGGAAGCGCTTCGGCTACCGGGAGGGGTGGTCGTTCCATAGGTTCGTCGCGATGTTCGGCTTCAAGCCTCTGGTGGTCGATAGCCAGCTCGTCGAGGCCTCGACGGCGACGCCAGACCAGAAGCGCCGCGCCTACGAGCAGCTGCTCTTCGTCGCTGAGTCGAAGGGCTACAAGCCAGGCTGGGCCGGTTACCAGTTCAAGGCCATGTTCGGTCAGTGGCCGCGGTTCGCCCGGCGGGAGAGGAGTGCGTGACCGATCAGGACTTCCGCCACCTCGTCCGCGACATGCGTCGCGCCCAGCGGGACTACTTCCAGCACCGACGGCCCGAGCTGTTGCGGGCCGCACGAGACTACGAGCGGCGAGTCGACAGAGAGCTCGATCCCGCCCCGAGAACGGACCGTCTTTTCGAGAGCGACGAGCGGTGACCGAGAAGCAGATCCAGAACTCCATCCTCAAGGCCTTCGCCACGCGGAGCGACATGCGCCTCTGGAGGAACAATACCGGCGTGGCTATCACGCCCGACGGCGCGCAGGTGGTCCGCTACGGCCTACCAGGGTCCGCGGACCTCACGGGCATCCTCCCGGACGGCAAGCGGCTGGAGATCGAGGTCAAGTCCGCCACCGGCCGGGCCACTGGGCAGCAGGGTGCGTTCGCCCGGATGATCGAGCGTTTCAACGGGGTCTACATCCTGGCGCGCTCCGTCGACGACGTCGCGTGCGAGCTACGGGCCCGCGGGTACATGTGATGCACGACGACCTCGATCCAGACGATCTCGAGCTCCCCCCGCCTGAGATCTCCGAGCCGGCTACCACGCCCGCGGCGCCGGCGGCCAGGACCGAGGAGCCAGTCTGCGTCGCGGACGACACGCCCAGAGCTGACAACACCCCCAAAGCGGACGACAACACTGAACGCGCGGTCCTGGCCTCGATCCTGCTCGGCGCTCCCGTCCCCGACGGTCTGGTCTCCTCCCACTTCCGCCGCCACCGCCACCAGCTGATCTACGAGGCGATCGCGTCGGTCCATGCCGACCGGGCGCCGATCGATCTCGTAACCGTCCGGCGAGCCCTCGGCGATCGCCTGCTGATGGTCGGAGGTCCGGCGTACCTGGGCGAGCTGCTCGACGGGTCGTACAAAAGCTCGCACGTCGAGTACTACGCCGGCCTTCTCATGCAGCAGGACGTCGGCTCCCGCGCGCTGCCAGAGGTCCTCACCCCGGGCGCGCATATGGACGACGCGAACAACTACCTGGAGATCGGGCAGCACGAGTTCGCCGACCAGGTCCTGCGGGCCATACCACCTGGCGTCCTTTATCGCCGTGGCGACATCGCCGGCGAGATCGTCGGCCCTCAGGGCGATCGCCACTTCCGCATGCTGACCAACAGCCGGCTGCGCGTCCTGGTCGACCAACACGTGCGCCTGGTCCGCTGGCAGAAGAAGCGCACCGACCCCGACCCGGTCAAGGTGTACGTCAACTGCAGCCGCGACCACGGGTCGATCCTGCTCGACGCCGCGGGCATCCATCCCACGGTGCGAAACCTCCGCCTGCTGGTCCCGTATCCGTGCTTCCTCGAGTCCTTCGAGCTCGCCCGTGGGGGCTGGAACAGCGGCGGAGTGTACTACGACGAGCCGCCGGGCCTCGAGGACCTGCCAGCGATCACCGACGAACGCGCGCATGAGGTCCTGCAGCAGCTCACCGAAGACTTCCCCTTCAAGGATCAGGCCTCCAGGCAGAACTTCTACGGCCTCCTCCTGAGCCCGATCCTGCGCCCCGCGCTCGGCGGCAACGTGCCGATGCACCTACTCCTGAGCCCGCTCGAGCGCACGGGGAAGACCAAGCTGGCCGAACAGGTCCTCGGCGGGATCATACTCGGCCGCCCGACGCCGGCGATGCAACTCACGGGCAACGACGAGGAGCGCGACAAGCGCATCCTGGCGCTACTCCTCCGTGGCGACACGGTCGTTCACCTGGACAACGTTCGGGAGTACCTGGACTCCGCGGCGCTCTCATCCCTGATCACCTCGAGCTACTACTCCGGCCGCCCGTTGGGCGAGTCGAAGATCGTCGAGCTGCCCAACCACACGACGATCGTGGCCAGCGGGAACAACGTGCGGGCCACCGGCGAGCTCGTGAAGCGCACGGTGCCGATCCAGCTGCAGCCGGAGACCGACCATCCGGAGGACAGGGCGGACTTCAAGCACCCCGACCTTCCGGCGCACGTCGTAGCCCTCAGGCGCGACGTGCTCGGCTCGCTGATCGGGATGGTGGTCCGCTGGCGGGACAACGGCAGGAAGAGTCACCTCGTACTCAAGGGCGGATTCGAACGCTGGTCCCAGGTCGTCGGCGGAATCCTCAACGCCAATCTCTTCCTCAAGTGGCGCTCGAACGAGAGGGAGTGGTCCCGCCAGGCCGACCCCCACGGCGAGGACCTGCGCGCGTTTGTAGAGGCCTGGGCGACGAAGTATCCGGACGAGAGCTTGACGGCCGCGCAGCTCGTCGCGCTCGCCGAGGAGATTGGCGTCTTCCAGTACGAGTTGAAGGCCACGACGGAGCGCGGGAGACAGACAGCGTTCTCGATGTCGGTGCTGCGCAAGCACTCCGACACCCCGGTCGGTGACTGGATCATCCGCGCCGAAGGAGGGGCGCCACGAAAAACATACAGGCTGGAAGCACCCCAATAGGTCTATTAGGTCTACATAGAGGATAGACCTTCGAGACCTCAGAGACCTTTTCCGGCTACGTGTAAGGTGAATAGAGGAATAGAAAATATAAGAAAGAGAATGAGATATAGAGTAGTAGGAAAAGGTCTCAAAGGTCCAAAAGGTCTAGTGCGGACCGGCGGTCGGGTTCCAGGCGGTCACGATGTCCAGGACTGACCGCTGCGCGATCTGCAGCCGCCTCGGGACCAGGGACAGATGGCCACGCTTACGAGGTTCGGGCCGGCCTTCGCTCGATGTGGCATGCGACTCCAGACCCGTATGCGCCTCGTGTTCGGCGATCCTCGAGCGCCACCAATACGAGACCGACGAACAGCGGAAGGACGCGATGAAGGGGGCTGAACGGCAGTGGCGGTGTCTGCTGGTGCTGAATCACGGGTTCGATTGCTTCAAGGTCGGCGGGACCTCGTGAATTAAATGGTACGCACGTACCACTTTTCTTGACACGACGGCATCACGCGCGGATAACGCGCACCGGACAGAGGTGCCGTTGTCCGCAAACCCCCATGCGAGCATTGAGCTCGTAGACCTTCCTACCGCCCAGCTCGCCACTATGGGATGGCAGGGGAACCCGCGCCTGATCTCGGACCACGATCTCGCGGCGTTGCGCAGATCGCTCCGGCAGTTCGGCACCGTGGTCCCCGTCGTGGTGAACCGACGCACGGGTCGCATCGTTGGTGGCCACCAACGGGTCAAGGCGGCGCAAGCCGAGGGCATCGAGCGCTTGCCGGTGGTCTACGTCGACCTGGACGAGCCAGCGGAGAAGCAGCTCAACCTCGCGCTCAATCGAATCGGCGGAGAGTTCGACACCGCGGCAGTAGCGTCGTTGCTCGCGGAGCTCGAGCGCGGCGGGATTGGCCTCGAGGTGACGGGCTTCACGCCCGACGAGGTCGATGCGTTCTTGCGGTCGGTTCAGATGGCCAGCGACGGGCTCACAGACCCCGATGCGGTCCCCGAGCCGCCCGATGAGCCCCACACGCAGCTCGGGGACCTGATCGTTCTCGGGAACCACCGCCTGAAGTGCGGCGACAGCGCGGACCCGGTGGCGCTCTCAAGGCTCTTGGACGGCGCGCGGATCCACCTGGTAAACACCGATCCGCCCTACAACGTCCGGGTAGAACCGCGGTCGAACAACGCGATCGCGAGTGGGCTCAAGAACACGAAGGGCAACGTCCCGTCCCAGCAGCGAAAGCGCGCCAAGACGCACCACCAGCAGCTCGACCTTGCGCGACACCCGGAGAAGGCGAAGCCGACCGGCAAGATGCGCGCGCGCGACCGCGTGCTCGAGAACGACTTCCTGCCGGACGAAGAATTCGCGCGTCTGCTCGGGACGTGGTTCCAATACCTGGCCGGCGCTCTGCTTCCCGGACGAGCGTTCTACATCTGGGGCGGCTACTCGAACATCCGGAACTACCCGGCGGCCCTGGAGGCCGCGGGGCTGTACTTCTCGCAGGCGATCATCTGGGTCAAGGAGCACCCGGTCCTCACTCGCAAGGACTTCATGGGCAACCACGAGTGGTGCTTCTACGGCTGGCGCGCGGGCGCCGCGCACTACTTCGCGCCCGGCCTCCACAACGCCACCGACGTGTGGAACGTGAAGAAGGTCAACCCCGCGTCGATGGTGCACCTCACGGAGAAACCGGTCCGGCTCGCCGAGCTCGCGATGGAGTACTCCTCGCGCAAGGGCGAGAACGTGCTCGATCTGTTCGGCGGGAGCGGATCGACGCTGATCGCGGCCGAGCGCATGAACCGCCGCGCGTTCCTGATGGAGCTCGACCCAGCCTACTGTGACGTCATTGTCCAGCGCTGGCAGGACTTCACCGGGAAGCGTGCCGATGGCTGGCGCGGGAACGCGAAGAAAAGAACGCCCCCGAGCGCGAAGCGCCCGGAGGCGGTTGGAGCGGCGCGATGACGCGGCTACGCCTTCTGATTGGCTGCCGCTTCCTCGAGCACGCCCTTGAACTGGTCAACGCTGCCCGCCGCGAACGCCGCGAGCAGCTGACGCGCGTACCGCGTGGCGCCGCGCGGGCCGGCGGCCTTGTGGATCGCGTCGAGCTCCTCGGTCGTGATGCGCACGGCAAACGTGCGGTTGGGCTTGGGCCCCGTGTCCTTGGGAGCCGCTGCCTTCGGACCGCGTGCCTTCTTGGCTGCCTTCTTCTTCTCGGCCATCGGAACCTCCTCGCCGTCCTGGACGGCGTGTTCAAACGGTTTCAAGCTTCGGACGTTGTCGGGCGGGATCTGGTAGCGACGGAACGGGCCGGGGAAGCCGTACGCGAACCCGTGGACCAGGTTCTTGCGGATGCGGATCGGCTCACGGCCGCTCTCCACCACGTCGACATCGATCGTCGTGGCGGTCGCGTCGACGATCCGGCCCCAGCGAAACAAGCCGGTGTCGGGGTCGCGCCAACGGATGCGGGATCCGGGATCGAGCAGGCCGGGGACCATCGGTCACCGCTCCGTGCGCTCGACGATGTCGGCTTCGAGCGCCTGCTCGTAGCTCAGCACCAGCGTGTGGCGCTTCTGGTCGATCCCGAGCCGCATCACCGCCTCGACGCACGGGTGGCCGTCGACTCGGCCGTCGTAGGTCGTGAACACAGCGTCCTCGCAGACCGCGCCGAACCAGCTGATGCTGATCGGCAGCATGGGCTGCACGCGGTAGCCGGGGACCTGCTTGGTTCTGTTTCGGGTCATGGTCTCGTCTCCTTTCGTCGCCACCATTCATGCCTCCGATCGCGCGAGAAAGGAGCAGATGAAAAGGCGAATGTCGAGGAATTAGCAACGGCATCGCCCCGGCTTCGCCAAGGACGAGGGCATGCCGGATGAACGGTGTGGCGCGAAGACCAGGCGGTGCGACCGATGCGGCGCGCGGCTGCTGCGAGAACCATGTCAGGAGCTCGTCGGTGGTCAGCCATGCGGCGGAACACGCAAGGCATGCGCCAACTGGGGCGTCCGCACGAAGAACGGACGGACCAGACACTGCACGATGCACGGCGGAAAGAACGAGCGCGCAGAGCCAGGCGATCCCGTTCGAGGAGGCCGACCGCCGATCACCGGGTACTACTCGAAGTACCTCCGTGAAGGGATGCGGCTCGCCTACGACGACGCCCAGGCGGTCATCGGATCCCTCGACGACGAGATCAAAGTCGCTCGAGCCTACCTCACGTGGGCGATCGAGCGGCACCAGGAGAACCCCGCCGGCGGTGAGGCCATCTCCGTGGCGAAGAACACGGAAGGCGGCACTGTTCGCGTTCGCATGCGTTTCTATTCTGACATCGTCGCTGATCTCATCGATCGCATCCGCCGCCTGGAGCTCTCCCGCGAGGCCCTCAAGCATGGCGCCGGCGGTGACGACAGCCGCGGCGCATTGCGCGGCTTCATGGACCGGGTCCGCAAGATCGTCGGCGATGCTTCAGATCAGTGAGCCGTCCGAGCGGCAGGCGCGGAGCATCGTCGAGAGCGATGCTCGGATCAACATCTGGCACGGCAGTGTGCGCTCGGGCAAGACGATCGGGTCGATCGTGCGGTGGCTCGACTATGCCGACCGCGGGCCCGACGGCGACCTGCTCATGGTCGGGAAGACCGAGCGGACGCTGCGGCGGAACATCATCGACCCCATCCAGGCGCTCCTCGGCGCCGGCGAGCTGAAGCCCTCCTGGGGCACGGGCGAGGCCACCCTCTGGGGCCGGAAGATCTACCTGGTCGGCGCCGCGGACGAGCGTGCCGAGCAGAAGATCCGGGGACTGACGACCGCCGGCGTCTACGGCGACGAGCTGACGCTATGGCCTGAGTCGTTCTTCAAGATGGCGCTGTCGCGCATGTCGCTCCCCGGCGCCAAGTTCTTCGGCACCACGAACCCCGACACGCCGCGGCACTGGTTGAAGCGCGACTGGCTCGATCGCAAGGCTGAGCTGGACCTGAAGGCGTTCCACTTCACGCTGCGGGACAACCCGCACCTCGACGAGGCCTTCGTCGCCTCGCTATCGACGGAGTACACGGGCCTCTGGAAGAAGCGGTTCATCGACGGCCTGTGGGTGGTCGCCGAGGGTTCGATCTGGGACATGTTCGACGACAAGGTCCACGTCGTCGACGAGGTCCCGCGCTGCGACCGCTACTGGGTCGGGGTGGACTACGGCACGGTCAACCCGTTCGTGGCCCTCCTGATTGGCCTGCACGAGGCGACCGGGCGTTACTACGTGTGCGCCGAGTGGCGCTGGGAGAGTCAGCGGCAGGGTCGACAGCTCTCCGACGCGGAGTACAGCGCGGAGATCCGGAAGTGGATCCAGGCCAAGTCGATCGCGCCGGTGTGCCACTACGTCGATCCCTCGGCCGCGTCGTTCATCGTTCAGCTGACAAGGGACGGCGTCTACGCGGTCGGCGCCGACAACGAGGTCATCGACGGGATTCGCGGGGTCGCGAATCTCCTGAGCGCACGGCAGCTGTTCATCCACCGCAGCTGCACCGGGCTGATCGACGAGGTCCAAGGCTACATCTGGGACGCCAAGGCGCAGGCGCGCGGGAAGGACGAGCCGCTCAAGGTCGACGACCACGGCCCGGACGTGCTGCGCTACGTCGTCCGCATGCTCACGCTCTACGGGCCCGGGGCCGGCGGCTCGTCGCTGGAGGCTCCGATGACACGCGGGACGCTCTCTCCGTTCGAGTCAGGGCACGACGATGAGGATCGCGAGGAGGAGGTCGACCGGCAGAGGATCAGGTCGCTCGCCTCCAAGATCCTTCAGGGCAAGGACCCCGACACCAGCCAACTGAGCGCGGCCGAGAGGGATGCGCTCGATCGGATGCTCGAAGAAGCGAGCGACGAGGACGCGGGCGGCGGACTCTGGAAGAGGCGCGCGTGAGCCTGTTCGACCGGCTGAACCTGCGCGATCGACTTGGCCTCGGTACCGCGCGGCTCCACCGCGAGTTGACCGAAGCTCGCACCGAGCGCGACACCTACCGGGCGCAGGTCAACGACCTGGCGACCAGACTCGATTCCCTGGAGGAGGGCCTGCTATCGCTCGGCCGAGATCCTGACGGCGAGCTGACCGGCACGCAGGACCCCAGGCTCTTCCGGACCCTCATGGGCGGGTCCGGCGGCCGCGACTTCGACGAGGCGAAGCGGCTCGAAGTCCTCAAGATGGCCCACCGGACGTACGCGCTCCGCGGCTCGGCCCACAACATCGCCGAGCTCTACGTGGACTTCATCGTCGGCGACGGGCTCGAGCCGAAGGTCAAGGACGACGACGACAAGGACCTGGCCAAGCTCCTGGACGAGATCTGGGCGGATCCCCGCAACAACCTCAAGCGCGATCACGAGCAGATGGTTCGCAGCCTGATTCTCGAGGGCGAGCGCTTCGGGCGCGCGAACCTGAGCCTCCAGTCCGGGCAGCTCGAGATCGGCTACATGCCCGTTGAGCAGGTCGTCGGGGTCGACAAGGACCGCCTGGGGCGCGACGTCTTCGCGCGGATCACCGAGCTCGCTCCCGGTGGCCACGACAACCTCCGCTTCTTCGTCCTGGACAGCCTCAACGAAGACATCGAGATCGTTCCGAATCTGGCCGCGTCGGATCCGAACGCGAAGTACACGATCGTGGAGCGGTCCACCGACCCGGCCGGAATCGTTCAGAGTTCCTCGATCCAGGTGGAAGGGCTCGTCTTCGCCTGGTTCATCAATCGGCCCGAGGGGGCGACACGCGGGCGCTCCGAGCTCACGGAGATCCTGGACTACATCGACATTCACGACCAGCTGCTGTGGAGCGAGGTCGAGCGCGTCAAGCTGCTGAAGACCCTGGTTCTGGACGTGAAGTACAACGGGCTACAGCCCGGCCAGGAGACCCAGAAGCTTCGCGAGCTGAAGCTCCTCAGCATGCCGCACCGGCCGCGGGTCCAGATCCACAACGAGCAGGTGGAGCTGCAGCTGCTGTCCGCCAAGGTCGACGGCGATCAGAGCATCGCGCGCCTCGAGGAGACGCTGGCGCTGAACATCTACGGCTCGAAGGCCTTCCCCGAACACTGGAGGGGCGCCGGGAGCCGGGCGAACCTCGCGACCGCCCAGGCGATGGAAATCGTCCCGATGAAGCGCATGCGCCGAAAGCAGCGCGTCGTCGTCGACGCCTTCAAGCGCATGGTGGACATCCAGATCGCGTTGCGCACGCGGGCCTCGTCCACCAAGAACATCCCCGAGGACTACGCCGACCGATACGAGATGAACCATTCGGAGGTCGGTGGCAAGGACCGCAAGCGCGGCACAGAGGTGCTGAAGGACGTCGTCCTGGCGGTCACCCAGGCCGTGACGGACAACGTGATGCAGCCCGAGGCCGCCAACACGATGATCATCCAGGCGGCCCGGGAGGCGGGCTTCGATCTCGACAGCGACGTCGAGGGCCTCCCCGAGCAGACCAACGCCATGGACCAGCTGGAGCTCCTGCGGCAGCGCGCCGCGGCGCTCGGCAAGGACGCGGATGACGAGCCCGAGCCGAGAATCAGGGGGGCGCGCGATGCCGCGTAGCGCCCAGCTCGTGCGGCAGAAGCAGCGGCGGTACGCGGCCGAGCTCCGGCGCCTGGAGCGCGAGTCTCTCCGAATCCAGCAGACGGACTTGGTGCGTATCCGCCGGTTGCTCGCGACGTTCTTCCAGGACCTGGCCGTGGTCGCTCCCGGGCAGTTCGAGCTCACGCAACGGACGGGCGCGCAGGTTCTGGCGGCCCTGCAGGAGCGCGTGGCCGACCTCAGCGCGGGCATGTTCCAGGTGATCACGGACGGCATGCGTCGCGAGGTCGCGGTCGCCGACGCGACGATGCGTGCCTACGTCGCCACGTTCCTGCCGGAGGGCGCGGGGATCCCGATCGTCGGCGCCGACCTCACGCTCCTGAACACCGCGGCGCAGTTCTCGGCCGAGCTCGTCGGCCTGCGCCAGGGCGGCCTCGGCGCGCAGATGCTCTCCAAGGTGAATCGCGAGCTCCGTCTCGCGGCGCTTGGCGGCCAGGGGCGGATGAGCGCCATCGACGCGATCCATCGGGCCCTGGGGAAGCAGCGCCCGTGGTTGTGGCAGGCCGAGCGGATCTATCGGACCGAGACGTTGCGGATCCACAGCATCGTGAGCGACGCGGGGATCAAGCGCCTGAACGAGATCACGCCGACCGGGAAGGCGTGGATGTGGTCGGGGATCTCGCGCGTCGAGCACGCGAGGATCGACGGACAGACCGTGCCGGCCAACGGCAGGTTCAAGGTCCCGCTCCCCAGCGGGGGAACGGTCTCGATGTTGTACCCGCGCGACGGGGAAGCGCCGGCGGCCGCGACCGTCAATTGCGGGTGCTTCGTGGTCCCGAAGGCGCTGGATCAAACAGTCGCCGCCGGCGATGCGCGCGCGGCGGCATAGGAGTCAGAGATGCTCGTGACCGAGAAACAGTACGTGGAGGTCAGGCGCGGCGTCGATCTCGACACCCGGATCAGCGAGGTGCTGTGCACCGATGAGAAAGTCGTCAAGCACGTCGGCGACGTGATCTCCCGCTTCCTCGCGGGACGACAGAAGCCGATCCGCGTTCGGGGCAACGGCCCGCGCGGCAAGGACGGGCACGGAACCCTCGGCGTCGCGATCACCAGGAAGTACGTGCACACCGTCATCGGGCGAGACCCAGAGAACCCGCGCCGGAGGAGCGTGCAGAGCCGCGAGGAGATCAAGGCAGGCCTGGAGCACGTCCTCACGGCGAAGATCGAGACGCGCGACGACCTCGGCCGCACCGTGGACCACGACACGATGAAGCCGATCGAGCCCTACCTGCACGTCGTGTTCAAGGACGGTTCGCAGGTCGATCTCCCTCTCGACAGCTCGAAGAAGACCGCCGAGGCGGGAGAAGGCACGGAGTAGCAGGTGTTCCCTGACGAAGGATCCATCCTCCTCGAGGAAGACGGGTCGCTCCAAGCGATCCTGATTCGTGAGGGCGTGTCGAAGAACGGCAACCGCTGGAGCCGCCCGATCCTCGACCAGATCGCGAAGCTGGCGAAGGGATTGCCGATCCACTTCTACGACATGAGCGAGTCCGGCGACGGCAGCTTCACGGGCCACTGGGCCTCGCTGCTGCGCCGATTCCCGGGACTCAATCGGTTCCTCCCGGAGCGGATCGCCGAGGCGGAGATCGGAAGGATCGCCGAGGCCTGGGTCGACACCGATGCCGAGGGTGCATTCGTCAGGGCGAAGATCATGCCCGGGACCAACGCAGGCTGGTTCCGCGGTCTCCTCGAGCGCGCGCGAGCCGTGGCTCGTCGCGTCGGCCTGAGCATTCACGTCCCCGCTGACGGCATCAAGTCCGTGCAGATCAAGGGCGGCGGCGTGGACGTGCAGGAAGTCACGCGGATCGTCGGTTGGGACGTGGTGTCATTTCCGAGCGCCGGAGGTGCCTTCGAGTCGGTACTGGAAGCGCTCAAGGAGGCAACGATGAAGGGACTCGTATCGAGGCTCCTCCGGCTCGTGCGCGACAAGGCCAAGCGCACGGCGCTCGAAGGGAAGGCCCCGAAGGGCGAAGACCTCACGATCGCCGCGCTCGTGGAAGGGCACGGCGAGTGGGTGACGCAGCTCTTCGAGGCGCTGTCGGTCAAGGCAGAGGCCGCCACGAGAGGGGCGGTGCTCGAGGCGCTGTACAGGACGGCGCCCGAGAGCGACCCGGCGCCGGCGGGTGACCCCGGTCAGGGTCAGGGCGCGGGGCAGGGTTCCGGCGCGGGCTCGGGCAACGGCGGCGGTGGCGACGCCGGGGCGGGTGCGAGCGCGGGCAGCGGTGGAGGCGCCGGGAGCGCGGCCACCGAGGGCCTCGCCAAGCGCATCGACGGACTCGACGAGTCCGTGAAGAAGATCCTGAAGGCCAACGGCAAGTCGCTGATCGAGTCGGTCCTCAAGACCGCGGCCGCGACGCTGCCCAAGGGCCTACAGGAGTTCCTGCGCGGGAAGCTGACCGCGCGCCTCGAGGCCATGGGGCACATCACGGAAGAGGAGGCCTCGGCATTCGTCGCGGACCTGAAGAAGGGGCTCGGCGAAGGCCAGAGCGCCGGCGCCGGCGGCGGGCTGCTCGAGAGCGGCCGCGAGGCGGCCCTCCGGCTCACCTCGCCCCAGTACACGAAGGGGCACCACGCGCTCGCGGCCCTCGAAGCGCTTCTCGAGGGGAAGCCGCGCGGCGCGATCCTCGACAAGGATGGCAAGGTCGTCGCCCACGTCGACGCGTTCCGCGGCATCCGGCACGCGTACAGCGTCCTCACGGGCGACCATCAGTGCGAGGGCCTGGAGTTCTACATCCGGCCCAGGCGCGAACGGCTCCCCGGCGCCCTCGAGTCGCTCGACCTGCTGGACGTCTGTCACCACCCCCAGGTGCGGTGGATGCTCAGGAACAGGGCCGCGGGGGTCACCGAGGAACAGAACACCACGGACTTCGTGGCGATCCTCTCCGAGTACCAGCACAAGCGGCTGGCCCGGGAGTACGCCGAGCAGCCCATGACGTGGCGGCTGATCGCGAGCCCGGAGAACGTCACGGACTTCAAGAACTGGCGAATCCTGAAGCTCGGCGAGTTCGGGAACTTCGCGAACGTCGCGGAAGGCGGGGCGTACCTCGACATCGGCGGCGCCAACGAGCCGACCGAGGAAGAGATCACGCTCAAGATCGTCAAGCGCGGCGGGCTCTACATCTACACCTGGGAGATGATCGTCAACGACGACACCCGGGCCTTCCAGCGCATCCCCGGCAAGCTCGCCCGGGCGGCGGCGCGCACCCTGAACGAGGACGTGTGGGACGTCCTCCTCAACAACGGCAACTATCAGGTCGACGCGACCGCGATCTTCCACGCGACCCACAACAATCTGGTGACCACGGCCCTCTCGCTGAACAACCTGAAGACCATGCGTCGGGAGATGGTCCAGCAGAAGGACATCGACGATCGCGAGGCGGGACGCGTCGTGCCGCGCAACGTGTTCGTGGGTTCGACGATCTACGACGCCGCCTACGAGCTGATCATGTCGGACCGCAAGCCGGTGCTGGTCGGCACGGATTCCAACCAGGCGGCCGGGACGGCGAAGTCGCTGACCTTCGACAACCAGAACGTCCCGAACATCGTCCGGGGCGATTACGGCCTGCAGCTCCACGAGGTGCTGTACTTCGACGACGTCGACGCGGACACCTACATCATGGCCGCGTCCCCGGACGAGGCCGAGACGGTCTCGGTCGGCTTCCTCAACGGCAACCAGACGCCGAGCCTGTTCGTGCAGGACATGCAGAACGTGGGCTCCTTCTTCACGAACGAGAAGATCACGCTCAAGGTGCGGCACATCTGGGACGCCGAGTGCGTGGACTTCCGAGGTCTGCAGCGCGCGATTCCTTGATCGCTGACTGACGGCCAAACCCCCCTGGGGCGGGCTCGCCAATCACGGTGGGCCCGCCCCCCATAGGAACCGATGGCGAAGACCAGCACGGAATACAAGGCGCAGGCGGTGACCCGGCTCGGGAACCTGGAGTCGTCGTCCAAGCTCCGGCCTCCGGACGCGGCGCAAGACGACGCGCTGGCCGACGCGAAGGACACACTCGACCGCCTCCATCCACACGTGCGGATCCACGAGATCGTCGGCGACAACGTCAAGCGCCGGTGGGTCCTCGAGGACGAGATCGCCAGCTGGAGCAACGGCACCGAGCAGATCATGCGGCTCGAGCTGGTCACCGATCCGGGGACCGACGAGGAGCTGACGACGCCGGTTCCCGAGGAGAACTGGCGCCAGGAGAAGAGCACAGACGACGAGGACGTCCTCCGGCTGTCGAGCCCGGTAGGCGATCGAACCCTGCGGATCCACTACCGGACGCCGTGGGTGATCGACGACGACAACGCGGATGACACCACGATTGCGAACACCCTGGACGAGGGGTTCATCAGCCTGATCGCGAGCAAGCTGGCCGCGTGGGTCGCGCGCACCGCATCGGATCAGGAGGACGCGAGCCTGGGCGCCGATCAGATCGACCTGGGCGGGATCGCCAAGCGCTGGGCTAAGCGCGCCGAGGAGCTCCGCGCGGCCGCCGACGAGGTTCTGAAGCCGCGCACGCAAGACGTCGCCGGCGCCGGCGGAGCGATCGAGTGGGAGCCCGACTCCGAGCTCGGGGACTCCCGGTACATCGGTCATGGCCGCGGCGCGGGATGGTTCTGAGATGCTGAGAGCGACGATCGATGCGAGCCATGCGACGAGGCTGCCGGCCTATGCCGCGCGGCAGTCGAGCGCTCTCCATACGAAGCTCGAGCGCGACGTCGCGCGGACGCAGATCGACGCCGAGGGATTCATCAAGACCGGCACCCCGGTTTTCATGGGCGAGGCGGTCGGAAGCGTCCACAGCAGCGAGCCGCAGGTCCGGACGTCCTCCGGCAGCCTCGAAGTCACCGGTTCGGTCGTCGCCACCGCGAGCCATTGGCCGGTGATCGAGCTCGGCCGACGACCGGGACGCACAGCTCCGCCACTCAGGGTCATCGAACGCTGGGTGGAGTTGAAGATTCGCCGCGGGCAGTTCGATCTCGACGCCGACCTCCGGATCGCGAGCCGCCGGCGCAAGGCCTCGGTGATCAGGTCGGTAGCGTTCGTGATCGCTCGCGCCATCGGCCGACGCGGCATGCCGGGCCGCAAGATTTTCGAAGGTGCCGAGACGAAGTACAAGCCCGTGCTCGAGGCTCGCATCCGGCGCACCGTGGACGCCTGGGCGCAGAGGTTCTGATGGGCCCCGACGCCATGGCGGCCTTGAACGGCAACGCGGAGACGGCCGGCCTACCTCCGGAGTTCCCCGGCAACAGCGGCCGCGAGGCGAACGGTGCGGGCGCCTACCTCGCGAAGGAAGGCACCTGGAAGTTCTTCGTGCGCGGCGAGCTGAACGTCCAAAACCATGTCTCGGGCGTGATCTTGTGGCGAGACGATTACGTCATCCCGACCGAGCGGGACCGGCGCTACCGCCCGATGCTCTGGGCGCACCGCAACGAAGCGTTGAACGGTCCCAATGGCCCGGCCGGCATGCCTCTGAGGATCGTGCTTCACCCCTACGACCTCGGGGGCTCATGGGGCATCCACCGCACGCTGACCGAGGCGGACGTCCCGACGAACGACTGGCACCGGATCATCACGGCGCCGTTCCTCGCGACCTCGGCGGCCTACAAGTTCGGCTTCGAGACCCACTACGCGGGTGGCCTGCCGAACTTCTCCCAGCGCACGTGGCTCCTGGATCTTGTGCAGATGGAGGAGATCACGGGCGCCGACGTCGAAGCCTTCCTGGCGAAGCTGAAGCCGATCATCGAAGCCGTGGACGTCAACGTCGGCAAGGTCTACACCGAAGAGAAGTTCTGGCAGTCTGCCAAGGTCCTCGAGGAGAACGGCGTCCTGCAGCTCGACGTCCCCGGGCTGTTCGATGACCCGACGCGTCTCGGGCAGAACGTCACGCGGTTCTGGCTCATGCAGCCCGAGATCACCACGCTGCCGCTCACGAACGGCTCGGACGAGTGGCGCGCACGCGTACGCCTGATCGGGTTCTACCAGTGGGAGAAGGGCGACACGCAAGCCGCGGCGCTGCGCCATGCCGCCACGGAGATCCTCGGGGCCCTGTCGCGCAAGACAACGGAGTTCGGGGACCTGTGCACGGGCCCGAACTACATGGGCTACCTCGCCGACCGGCCGCGGTGGGCGACGCCGGTCGAAGCCGGGGAGATCAAGGGCATCGGGTTGAAGGGCCACCTGGTCCAGATCGATGTCGTGTTCCACGAGGAAGTACCGCACTGAGCAGCTCGAGATAACGGGCGCCGGAAACGCCCAGATAGGAGGTTCGGACGATGAGTGGCACAGCAGCCGACCAGAAATGGGCATTCCGGCGTGGGACCGCGTGGGGGACCGCCGTCCAGATCGCCGCCGAGGACGAGATCCTGATCTCCAGCGAGAACCTGAGCGGCGGCGTCCCCGAGGACATCGCCGACGAGAACGTCGGGGACTCGCTGTCGCAAGGGTCGATGCAGGGGAACGTCGTCGCGCAGGGCGACTTCAAGCAGACCGTGCGCTATCTCGGGTTCGAGCGCCTGCTCGCCCTGTTCATGGGTGCCGACGCCGTCACGGAGACCGAGGCCGGCATCGCGTACGAACATGTCATGCCGTTCAAGCCGACGAACGACGGCTACTACGGCACGATGATCAACGACGGTGGCCTCGGGGGCGCGCGCATCTGGGAGCGGCCTTCGCTGAAGCTCACGAAGCTCGACCTCAACCACGAGGAGAGCAAGCTCATGGCCGGGTGGGGGACGGTCTTCGACCAGGTCCTGCGCGGCGCGTCGGCCGCCAACGACCAGACGAACCTCGATGCGGCGACCGCGCCCTCTCGCGCGCTCATGGCGATCTTCCAGCAGGTGCAGGTCCTGCTGAAGCAGATCACTGGCGCCGAGGGGAACCTCGCGCCTGGCGACGAGTTTCTCGTCACGAACGCCCAGATCACGCTCGATCGGAAGCAGACCGGGGACTACGAGTCCGGCAGCAACGCGGGGCGTACCGGAGAGCCGACGAACAACGGGTTCCCCGAGGCGAAGCTCATCCTCACGATGGCGCGATACAAGGACCAGAACGACGACATCGCGCAGCTCGCTCAGGCCCAGAACGCCGACCGCGAGCCGGCGAAGTACAAGGCCCAGGTCATCTGGACCGGCCGGAGCATTCCGGGGACCGCGACGGCAAAGAAGTACCGGCTCGCCTGGGACTTCCCGCACCTCATCATCCCCGAGGACTTCACGATCAACGTTCCGGGTCCCGGTCAGAAGATCCCGGTGACCATCCCGTTCAACATCAAGACGCCCCAGGAGGCCGTCAACGGCTCCGACTGGGCGTGGGTCGTCGCCGGCGCGGATCCGTTCCGCGCGCGGCTCCAGAACAGCGAGCAGACCGCTGGCATCGCGCAGGGCGGCTAGGACCAGGATCGCCAGGGAGGTACAGCATGCTGATCATCCATCCCTCGGGGGGCCGCATCAGGCTCGTGATCGACGAGCACGGCCTGGTCGGGAAGGAGCTCGCTCCCGGCGAGGCCCCGCCCGACCCGAACGACACGGTCTTCCTGTGCACGCCGTGGGACTTCGACGACACCTACGCAATGCCGATCGGGCAGAACCGCGAGGGCGAGGGCCGGCAGCGCTGGATGGCCTTCATCCGGGAGCGCGGCGCGAAGAAGATCGTCGGCTGGGAGAACGTCGTGGCATGGGTCGACGGCAGCGATCCGCCGCGCTACCTCCCCGTGGAGTTCGACCCCGAGTACCTCACGAACGGTGTCATCAACCCCGGGGTCGTCGGCGCGATCCTGATCCACCTGATGAACCGGCACGGAGCCGGACGGGGAAACGGACACGGGGCCGCGCTGGGGCCTTCCGGGACTTCGCGGCCACCGAGGCCGGCTTCTGGGAGAGCTACCGCGGCCCCAGGTCCTGCGGCGCATGCGCTGAACAGCGAGCCGAGGCCGGCCTAGAACTGGCGTCGGACGCGGATTGCCAGCGGTGCCCGCTGTACTGGCACTCCAAGGAGAACCGCATGCCGGAGGGCTCGGGCAGGGCGTGGACGGCGTTCATGGGCCTCAGCCGCCCGTCCGTCCGGAGATTCGGCCTGCAGCGGGAGGTCATCGAGGCCACGGCGGGCGCGATGACCGGGCGTGACTTCCTGGACTTCGTCGCCGAGCTCGACGAGATCGATGCCGGACTGGCGGACCTGAGAGCTGCGAAGGGCACGTAGATGGCGAACGTCCAGCTGGTCCTGACCGTACGGGACGACGGCACCGTCGTTGTCGATCGATTCGCCCGGGTCACGGAACAGAAGCTGACGGGGATCTCGACCGGCGTCGAGCAGGCCGCGAGCCGATCCGCGGCCGCCACGCGCCGGAGCTTCGACGACGTCTCCCGAGATCTCGACCGCGTCGGCAGCCGGATCCGGACCTTCGGCACCGACTTCTCCTTGCTCGCCTCGGCCCCCGTTCTCGCGATCGGTGCAGCATCGACGAAAGCCGCACTCGACTTTGAGAGCAGCTTCGCCGGAGTCCGGAAGACGATCGATGCCACGGACGAAGAGCTGGGCCAGATTCGACAGGGGATCCGAGATCTCGCCGCGGGTCCCAACGCCATCCCCATCGAAGTCAACGAACTGAACCGCATCGCGGAGATCGCCGGCCAGATCGGCGTGAAGGCCCCAGAGCTCGTCGGGTTCACCGCGACCATCGCCAAGCTCGGAGCCACGACGAACCTCGCCGGCGAGCAGGGCGCGGTCGGGCTGGCGCGCTTCTCGAACATCATGGGGACGTCCATCTCCGATAGTGAGCGCCTGGCGTCGACCATCGTCGAGCTGGGGAACAAGTTCGCCGCGACGGAAGGCGAGATCCTCGAGATGGGCCTCCGGATCGCCGGTGCCGGCCGCCAGCTGAACCTGAGCGAGGCCGACGTCCTGGCCTACGCGGCCGCGCTCGCGAGCGTCGGGGTCGAGGCCGAGGCGGGCGGGACCGCGGTCAGCCGCACGTTCATCGAGATCGCCAAGTCGGTCCGGACCGGGGACGAGCGGCTCCGGACCTTCGCGGAGACCGCTGGGCTCTCGGTCGAGGAGTTCCGGACCCTGTTCGAGGAGGACGCCGCAGAGGCCGTGCGCCGCTTCATCGAGGGTCTCGGCACCCTCGAGGAACGCGGAGGCAACGTCTTCGGTGTCCTCGAGCAGCTCGGGCTCGAGAACGTGCGCGTCCGTGACGCTCTCCTCCGCTCGAGCGCCGCGGCGGACCAGATGACCGCCGCGCTCCAGCAGGGCTCGGACGCATGGTCCGAGGCTACGGCGCTCCAGACCGAGTTCGGGAAACGCGCGGAGACCAACGCCGCCCAATTGCAGCTGGCTCGGCAACGCATCAACGACGTCGCGATCGACCTGGGGGGGCAGCTCGCCCCGGTACTGCTGCGCGTCGCCAATCTCGGGGCGGACTTCGCCCAGGCCTTTGGCGAGATGGACGAGGGCACCAGGGATGTCGTCATCGGCGTCGGCGCCGTCGTGGCCGCAACGGGCCCGCTGCTCATCGTTACCGGGACGACCATTAGGCTCTTCGGCCAGGCCTCCGCCGCCACCGGAACGTTCAGTGCTGCGCTGCTCCGTCTCGCCCTGATGAACGACACAGCCGCGGTTGCGATGGCCAGGACCACGAGCCTCACGACGGTTTGGACGTCGGCCACGCTCGCGCAGAAGGCCGGCATGGTGGGGCTCGTCGCGACTGTCGGGGCGCTGAGTTTCGGACTCGGTCGGCTGTTCTCCCAGCTCTCGGGCATCGATGCCGCATTGGAGAAGATGTTCGAGCGCGATCTACAGAAGGCACCGCTTCCCAGCTCGATCAACTCGCTGGAGGTATCGGTCGCCAGCCTCCGCAAGGCTGTGGACAAGGGCTTGGTGGTCATCACCAACGAGCAGGTTCTAGCGCTCGAGGCCGCCGAAGGGTTGCTCAAGAGGATCGCGGAAGCGAGCACCAAGACGGTCGTGATCCCATCCGGTCTTCGCACGCCGCCAACCTTTGCATCTGGCGCTGACCTTTTGCCCAAGGAAGTTCGGGATGCCGCTGAGGCAGCTCGACAAGCGGTTGAGTCCTTCGCCGCGCCTCTACTGCATGCCCAGAACGAATTGCGTGCTCTCTCCCAGCGGTTCCCCGAGCTCGCCGCCACGTCTGTTGCCGCTGGCGGGACGACGGTCGAGCAGCTCGAAAGGCTCAAGAAGGCCGTCGCGCTCGTCGACCCGGACAAGGAGCTGCAGTCGCTGACCGCGCAGTTCCCCGAGCTGGCGGCGGAGATCGTCGCGGCGGGCGGGACGACCGAACAGCAGCTCGCGAAGCTCAAGGCCGCGATCGCATCGACGGCCGACGAGGAGAGGCGATTCGCCTCCGCCACGCAGCAGGCCGTCGAGGGCCAGGCGGACCTCGAAAAGATCCTCGCATCGCTCGGCCTGGCAACGGAGGCGATGGGGGAGCGGTTCGCCAGAGATCTCACCGCGCAGGTCGAGCTCGCGGTGGCGCAAGGCGTGGACCTGTCGTCGATTCTCGAGGCGCTCGGCCCCGACATCCTCGCGATGGGCGACGCGGTCGCTACCGCAGGCGGTACCGCCGGCGAGGGACTCCAGAAGCTCATCGACCGGGTCACCATTCTCAAGGCGCTGAGAGAGGATTTCGAGCCGCTCGCGATCCCGGGCTTCGAAGGAGGGGAGTTCGAGGCGCCGACGACGCCGGATTTCGACCTGGAGGCCTTCGAGAGGTTCAACGGGCTCGCCCAGGAAGCCGCCGAGCCGCCGGCCACGGACCAGTGGCAGGACTTCTTCGACGAGCTGATCGGCTACTCCGAGTTCTTCGTCGAGACGATCGGCGAGCACTTCGGCGACCTGGCCAACCAGGGGATCAGCTCGCTGTCCCATTGGGCGGGCCAGGCCGTGGTCTTCGGACAGGAAGCTGCCGGATCCTTCGGCCGACTCATCAAGGGCGTCGCCGCACAGTCGATCGCCCTGCTCCTGGAGTGGGGGCTGCGGCGGCTCGTTGTCGGCAAGCTGACGGCCGCCACCGTCGCGAGCGAGGCCACCGCGGAGTTCGGCAAGGCCTTCGGGCTCACGTTCGCGAACACGTTCGCCTCGATGTCCGCGGCGCCGTTCCCGATCAACCTGACGGCCCCGGCGGTCGCGGCGGCACACCTCGGCCTCGTCTCCGCCGGCACGCCAGGAGCTGCGGCCGCCGGCGCGGGTTTCGGAGCCGCGCTCGGTGGTGGAGCAATCGGCCTGCGCGAGGGCGGGCTGACCAGGCGTGAGGGGCTGTTCCACCTCAGCGAGGACGATCGCCAGGAGGCCGTGCTGCCGCTGGAGGGGCCGGCTGCTGACCACGTCGCGAGCACCCTCGGACTCACCGATATCCAGGACGTCCTGGCTGACCTCAGCTCACGGTTCGAGCCGCCGTCGGCGCCGGACTTCAGCGACGAGATCTCCCGCTTGCGGGCGACGGTCGCCGCGCCAGTTCCGGAGGTCCTGACGATCACCGGCGGTCCGGGCCGCGAGAGCGTCGAGTCACAGCGCGCGATCGTACGCGCCATCGAGACGCTGGTGAACCGCGGCCCCGAGGTCGCGATCTCGTTCACCAATGCCGCCCCGGTGCTCTCGGAGGAGATCCCGCGCCGGTTCATCGAGGCGATCGCCGAGGAGCTCGAGGCGCTCATCCGTCGCGGCCGCATCGCGCCGTTCTCCGGGAGGAGCTGATGGGGCGGCCGCTCATCCTGTACGGCGTCGAGGAGCTGGACAACCACAGCTTCGAGGACGATGCCCCGGGTCCCTTCGTGCCCACGGGATGGGACGACTCGCTCGGCTCGAATGAGATCCTCGAGGTCACTACCGCAGAGTTCCACAGCCCTGGGATCGGGTTCCCATCGACTCAATCCGTCCGGCAGAACACCCTCAGCGGCGCGGGCGGGAGCAAGGCGGTGTTGCGTCAGCGCACGGCCGCCGCCGATGCGGTTGGATTCCTGAAGCTCTACGGGAGCGGAGAGATCGCGGCGGCCGCGCTCCTCAAGGGCGTGGACCAGCGCGCGCTCGACAACGCGTCGATCGCAATCGAGCAGTATTCCGGCGGGACGTCGGCTCCAGGAAGCGGCGTCTTGCTCGCCCCTGCGGCCAGCCGTTCGATCGTCGCCGGCGCGGGCCCCTGGTACCTCCGGGTCGCTGCCGAGACGATCCATGCCTCCGCGGCCTGGGTGGACGTCATCCTGACCTACGACATCGCCGTGGCGGGCTATAACGCCGCCTCGAACGCCTACTGGGACCGCGTCTACGTCGGTGCGGTCTTCGACCTGGTGGACAAGGGCTTCCGTGAGGTCAGCGACCGGGTGCAGACCGGCGTCGCGGTCAACATGGGCAACAAGGTAGCGGAGGTCGTGAGGTTCACCGCCGCGCAGACGAGGCTCGATCTGAGCCTGCGGAACGTGCTCGTGAACCACGGCACGATCGACCCCGGCGCGAAGCGCTTCTCGGCGTGGCTCGGGAGCCCGTACGTTGGTCGAGTCGTCCTCTGGGTCGATCGTGACCGCTCGACCAACGACGCACACCACTACACCCACGCCTTCCACGACGACCAGCTGCGCGTCGACATCCGGCCCGGAGTCGAGTACCGGCACTATGACTACCGGTTCAACGTCAACGGTGAGGTGCCATGAGCTACCTCACCCAGCGCGACAAGCTCACGGGCAAGGACGTCGTCGTCGCGTACGACTTCCCGAACCTCGAGACCCGATTCGTCACGGACCGGAGCGCAGCGGGGCTCTCGCATCCTCCCGGCTGGACCGTGTTCTCCGGAGCTATGCCGGAAGCCGAGGACGGCTCTACCTACGACGCGAAGACCGGGCGGCTGCAGGTGGGTGGGCAGTCGTTCTGGGCCCCGGATCTCGACGAGACGGTGACGGCCTGGCTCAAGGACCACGACAGCGCGGGCCTGGCGCGGGCCACCGTGGTCATGCGCGCCGGATTCCGGGGAACGCCCGAGGCTGAGTGGCCGGGCCAACAGCTGGTGCTCGAGGACTACGAGGTCCAGGGCCGGCACGGCGGCGGCTACCGATTCGTCCTCGGGAACGTGCTCGCGGCGATGTCCGCTGGATTGTTCGAATCCGTCTCCGGCGGAAGCTTGAGCCTCGACACGGAGACCCAACCCTCCGGCCTTGACGTCCTGGCGACGACGATCGTTCTCTCCGGAGATCCATCGGACTGGCCGGCGAGCGGTTACGCGCTCCTCTCGGACACGGACGCGAAACTCCAGGAGATCGTCAGGTATGGGGCCAAGGCGATCGTCGGAGAGAAGTGGGCCCTGACGGGCGTCGAGCGGCGCGTCTTCGGGGTGGGCCAGTCCCCATATGTCTTCCCGGTGACGGGCAACACGAGCATCACGGCGGTGTGGGTCCTGCGCGGCGGGGTCGGCGAGCTCGCGCTGCGGACGCTCACTACGACAGACGCAGCCGGGGCGTCGACGCCGGCCGCGGTCGGCAGCAACCCCTTCCTCGAGGACTGGATCTCGGACACGAACCTTGACGGCTGGGTGGAGAACATCGGAGCGGGCACGATCGCGCGCGAGGACATCGAGCACGTTTGCGGCTTCTCGGCGGTGAAGATGGTCCGCACGGTCGCCGGGACTCTCAGCATCTCCCGCGCCTTCGGGGCGGTCTTGACGCCGGGCAAGTGGTATCGGCTCACCGTGCTCGCGAAGGCCGGAGCTACGTTCGCCGATGGCCTCGGGATTCTCGTTAGCAACTCGACCCAGAATGTGCACCTAGACGACGACGGGACGGGGACCGTCTGGACAGGAAGCGCGACGCTCCATGCTTTCGACCTCGGGGTCGACGTCCGACGCGCGACAATCGTCTTCCGCTGGGATCCAGGATTCCCCGGCGGCGACGGGCTCTCGGTCCAGATCCACAACAACACCGGAGGCACGGCGAGCACGGTCTGGGTCGACGCGGGCCCCGGGCCGATCCTCGAGGGTCCATTCGACTCCGCGCCGAACGGTCCCTACGACGCCGGCGACGGTGATGGTCTCGGGATCGACGTCGACTTCATGAACATCGACCACGCCGAGAACATTCTCGCGGCGTATTGGCCCCATCCGGCCTTCGACAACGCTGGCCGCGCTACGTCCGGCGATGCCGCGTTGTTCGTGGAGTCGGACTCGATCGACAACGTCCGGGAGTGGGTCGAGGAGCTCTTGCGATCGTTCGGACTCCGTCCGGTGGTCGATTCGTTGGGCCGGTGGAGCCTCGACAAGCTGTTCCGGGTGCCGCCGACCAACATCGCAATCGGTGAGGAGTGGGTCTCCCAGGACTACCGGCCGAAGTGGTCGCGCTCGTTCGCGGACGCCGTGAACAGCGTCACCTTCGGCTCGGACTGGAACGCGGCGGAGAACGAATACGACCGGCAGCTGCCGGCGGCTGTGGACGACGATAGCGTCGACGCCTTCGGGAAGTCGGAGCCGATCAAGCTCGAGACGCGTGGGCTGCGAACCGGCCGGCTCGGCTTCCCTGACCTGAACGGAGAGACCATCGCCCGCAAGGCGGCGACTCGCATCCTCCTGGAGCTCGCCAACCCCTCGACGCCGATCGAGATCGATGCGTTTCTGAAGTACAAAGACGTATCCCTGCTCAACACGGTCACGGTGCTCATCAGGAGCATCCCCGACCTGCAAGCTGGAACCAGGCAGACCACGCCGCGAACATTCCACATGGTCCGGGTCGCCCAGGACCTGGCGCGCGGCGTGGTTCGACTTCGTATCCGCGAGCGCCGCACGCTCAACAGACCGGCGATCGTCGGACCGAATAGCCTGGCGGGCGTCACCTACGACACGGCGACCGAAGGGCAACGCGAGTTCTGTTTCGTTGCACCGGACGAGAGCGGCTTCGCTGACGGGTCCCTGCCCTACACGGTGCCGCCATGAGCGCCCTCCCGTGGGTCGACCTCGCGGCGCTCGTCGGCAACAACCCAGTGATCGAGGCCTACCTCGACGACCTGCACAACAACCAGGAGGCGCTGATCACCCAGCAGCTCGCCTACAACTTCGCCGAGGTCACGGAGGCCGGGGCGGCCTACGTCACGAAGGTCAACCAGGAGGCTCCGATACCGCCCGCGGTCGCCACGCTCCAGGGAGAGGTCCTGCTCGAGGTCCGCTTCGAGGCCTGGGTGACCGGTGGCGGGACGGGGAAGGTCCAGGTCCGACTCGGATCAGGGGCGTACGTCGAATCCATAGACATCGTCGTGGCGGCTCCTGGCACGACCATTTCGGTGATCATCCCGGACGCGCATGTCAAGGCTGCGATCGGACTCTCGAGCCTCGAGACACAACTGAAGATGGTCAGTGGAGGCGGAACTCTCCACGTGCGCTACAACGGCGGCGCCACACAGCTCAGGCGGGAAGCATGACCTGGGTCGAGTGGAAGAAGCAGCACCGCCGCCCGGGCACGGAAATGGATCCGCGCTGGTGGCAGGTCGTCCTCCAGCGCCAAAGCGAGCTGCGCAACCGTCCAGCCGTGACACCGGAGATCGACCTTCTCGTCGAGAACCCCGTTCCAGACACCTGGTATCGGCCGGAGGAAACGGTCGTTGGCGACAGCTGGTTCGAGTACTGGATACCGCCCTGGGCCGATGTCCTCTGGATTCGCCTGCTGCACTCGATCGAAGCGATTCTCAACGACTTCCAGGTCGGTCCGATCTTCGGCTATCTGCACGACACCAGGCTCCTGATCAACGACACGAACAGCGAAGCGGGTTACGTCGTCGGCGAGACCGGGGTCGGGACGACCAAGCCCGCCGATCGTCCGGTCGAGATCGTGCAGGACGTGCGCGCGTGGCGCGGCCAGTACAAGTGGCTCAGTTTCCAATCGCGGATGAACATCAGCGTCGCGCGCCTGCATATTCGTACGGCGGCGACCGCCATCACGGTCCCGCGGCGCGCCTGGCGCTGGGCAACGCTCGCGGCCCCTCCGGTACCGCCGATGCAAGCGCCCCCGCCCGGTGCGGCTCCCGAGGCGGCTGTCCTCATCGTGAGCCACGAGGACGAGCTCCCCGCCCCCAGCTACTTGTGGCGGGATGCACTCGCCATCATTCGCCCGCCTGAGGGGAGCGGCCGTCAAGGTGAACAGCGGAAGTGCCTGAGGGGCTACGACGACGTGTACCGCTGGCAGCCGTTCTTGGTCGGCGGAGGGCCCTTCTGATGCGGCGCGCTGTCTTGCTCCTCACGGTACTCGCATGGCTCGCGCTACCGGCCAGGGCCCAAGGGACGGGCCCGGTCGTCTCGGTCATCGACTCCCCGGATACCAAGTGCGGCACCGCACCGTGTCAACTCGGATGCGGCAACTCGAAGTATGCGCTCCAGGTCGCGAGCGGCGATGGAGCCGGAGAGACGTATTGCTGCGACCCGACCACGCTGAAGTGGACCTATTGTTCGGACCCCTGGGACGTGCGCCACATGCAATGGCAGAGCGGCGCGCACGATGCTCGGACCGTCGCGCAGAACACGACCGCGATCCAAGCGGCGCTCGACGCTGCGGCCTCGGGACCCGAGCGCGAGCTCCACGTCCGAGGGATGTACACGGTCAACCCGCTCACGATCCCTGACGGCGTGACGGTCAAGTGCTTCGGGGACGGCAGCGGGTTCAAGGCTAACGTGTCCGGAACGCTTCTGACCTACGCGCCTGCGGGCGGTGTGGGCGCACGAGCGAAGGCTGTCACCGGCTGCAGCCTCAACATGAACGATATCGCCACCACCGGGTTCCAGGTCGCCGCCGGCGCCAAGCTGGAGATCTCGAACCTGAACATCTTCAACGGGCCGCTGGCGGGTAGCACGGGGCTCGACCTGGTCAACGCTCAGAACGCGCTCATCTCCAAGATTCAGGTTGCCGACCAAGAGATCGGGATGCGGATTCGAGGGACCAGCTCCCTCAACCTGATCCAGGCCATCGACTGCGAGCACGTCACGAAGTACTGCATCACGTTCGAGGCCACCGGGGGCGACCAGCAGACCGGGAACATCATCATCGGTGGCGTCCTCGAGCGCGAACGCCGCGACAACACGTCATGCACCGGGTCAGGAGCCCCGCTCCCGTGTTGCACGGGGGTCGGCACCGGGACGTGCACGGGGGCGCCGTACCCCGAGCCGCTCTACCACGTCTACGCGACCGGCGGCCGGGACATCACGATTCTGAACACCCACATCGGGACCCCGGCGCAGCGGGCCGACATGGCCTTCATAGGTCCTGGCGGCACCACGCTTCCCGTGGGTCAGGACGGGGTCAACGGCGTCACGCTGATCGACGTGTCCTACGCGATGACCGCGCAGAACGCGAGCGCGGAATGCCTCGGGCTCGACAACCCCTACGACTGCTGCACCGGTGCCGGAACCGGATGTGTGCAGGACTACGACACGTCCGGCGACTGTGGGCTCTACTTCGACGGCGCGGTCCAGGCTTCCGTGTACTCGCCGTTCGTCCAGGGCGGCAATACTCGCTGCTACGTCGAGGCCGAGGCCGCGTCATCGACCGTCGTGACTGTCTACGACCCGAAGTTCCAGACAGGCGACTCCTATGTGCGCGGCACGGTCATCGAGCGCGTGACGACCTCCACCGGCGAGGTGCGTACCTACATCGGCGATGCCGAGAAGACCAGGATCGCGGCCTCCGACAACACCGTATGGGACTCGAACGTCAACCTGCGATCGACCGCGGCCAGCCACTGGTTCCGTTGCCAGACCGGCGACGGGTTCTCGTGCGGGATGCGCTTCATGTCCACCACGGGAGGGGATCGTCTGCTGTGGACGCTCGAGCGGGACAACAACGCGACCGCGGACCTGACGTTGACGTCCTACGACAACTCGGGAGGGAACGCGACGGAGGTCATGCGCTGGGCGAGGGATGGGGCCGGGGACCGGCGGGGGCAGGTGACGATGGGTATCCCCACCATCAAGTTCGGGTACGCAAGCGCGAGTGAAGCGACGGCCATCTGCTTCGACGACGACAACCTCACTGACCCGTGCTGGACGTGGAACCCGGCGACGAACAGGACGCGCTATGACGGCGGCATCCTGGAACTGAACGCCGCCAACCAGTTCCGCGGCATCGCCACGGGCAACGCTGCCGGCACGAACGAGTGGGGCCTCATCAACGACAGCGGCATGGACGGCGCGCGCGACTTCAACATCTGGAACAACTACGAACAGGCGACCCCGGTCAACGTGGTCAACTTCGACGACTCGACCAGCGCGTCCACGCATTCCGTAGGCACCACCTCGCTGGGCCGCGCCACGACGTTCTTCACCGGCGTCTTCGTCGACTGGATCAATCAGGAACGCCGCAGCGACGGTTATACGGACATCGCCACGGCCCTCGCTGATCTCCCCAGCACGGATGGTCTGCTCCGCGTGGATTCCGACGAGAACGACACCACGGCATTTGTTGACACAAATCCGGCAACAGCTTCGACAGGGAAGCAGGATGCCCTCGTGGCCGACATGCGCGACGGCAAGAACCGCGTGCTCTCCTCGGCCGACCAACCGCACTGTGGAAGCGGGAACAACTGCACGATGGCCCAGGTTCCATTCCAGCGCTGGGTCCGGCTCGATGATCCGACCAAGGCCTACAGCGACAGCGACACGGACGGCACCCTCGACGGGGGCGCGATCGGGGAGTGGTCGGCCTTCCAGGACATCGGTTCATGCGAGACGACGACGAGCACCGCCTGCAACGCCGACGGGGATTGCCCCAGCGAGAAATGCGTCGTCGGGTACTGCTCGACGACCACCGCGACCCGGTGCAAGACCGCGGTGCAATGCCCGGCGGGCGAATCGTGTGTCCGGTGCCCCGTTTCCGGGGGCTCATGCACCGCGGCCTGGGACCGACTCGACGAATACAAGAACATGCCGAATATCGGCGGGTCACACTACAAGGGCGGGAAGGACGCCGCTGGCGATAACTCATGGATCGTCGGCGGTGGGTGCAACATCGGAGAGAGCTTCTGTAGCGGCGACGGGTCCAAGCGGTGCTTGGTGGATGGTGACTGCGGTGCTGATGGCCCGTGCTTCTTTGCGCAGACCGTTTGCTCCGGGCCGCTGATTGACGCCGTTGGGGTTGAGACCGATTCGAGCACCGGCACGGCGGGCGAGACACGGGACCGGCCCATCTTCGGCGTTCACATGGGCGGCGTCGCGATTTACGAGCCGCTCACCCCGCCGGTGAACACATTCACCTACGGCTCGGCGCTCACGATCTTCGCGGGGCAGCCCAACGACATGACCCAATTCGGTTGGAACCGTCCGGTGTTCCTCGTCCCGTGGGATGGCGGGATCTACACCGACGGCGGGTCGATGTTCGGGAACAAGCTGGCCTGGCCGCACCCTCGGGGCTCGCACCGATACCCGGCGTTTCAGCTTGCCGCGCATCACGACGTCGGGTCGACTGACCCGGCCATCGGGATCTTCGGCTCCAGTAACGCCGGTGCCTTCGCGCAGTCCCCACTGCTCGAAATCTACGACAAGAGTTTTTGCCCCACGCGCGGGGCTCCGTGTGTGTTTTGGGATTACCTGCCCGGGGAGGACGTCCAGGTCCGCAAGAGCTTTTCATTCCAGGCCGACTCGACGCTTTGGCTCGGATCCTACGACGAGGACGACGGCGCCGGCCAGCGCATCTGCTTCAAGGGAGTCGAGCCGGACGGCGCGACCGGCGGCTACACGGAGATCACCGACAACGACGAGATCTGCATGCTGACGCGTCTTCCCACGGCCGACCGTAACGCCTACCTTCCAGACCTCAGCGGGACGGTCGTTGTTTCCGCCAACGATCCGGCACCGCGGCCATGCACGACTTGGTTCCCTGGGCACTTCGACCCAGCCGAGAACGCCACCAGGTACGTCTCCATCAACGGGAGTGCAACGCTCTTCGCGGTCGAGACCAACGCGCAGTCGTTGACGCCAGCGGCGCTGGAAGCCCACCAGCTTCGCGTCGAGGTTGATGCTGCGCCCACCGGCAGCGAGACCTGGGTTGTCACTCTTATGGACAATACCTCCGCGACGAGTCTTACCTGCACGATCACCGGATCGGCCACGACGTGCACAGACCTGACGCACGTCCCCGCGATCGCTGCTTCCCGGAAGGTTGATATCAAGGTCGTCGGCAGCGCTTCCGTAGCTGCGGCGGGCACGATGCTGGTTTCGTTTTGTATGAGCCCCTAGGAGGACAGACCATGAAGCGAGCACGGTTCTTGGGCCTGCTGGCGGCGATCGTCATCTCGTTGGTCATCTGCGGGTGGACCGCGTGTCGGGTCTTCGCCGGAGAGATCCCGGCCCGGTGGGACCCAGTCGCCTTCCCGACGACTGGGTGTGACACGAAGGGGTACACCGTCCACCGCGGTACGGCCAGTGGGACGTACTCGACCGTCACTCCCACGGGCAACGTCACCGCGTTCAACCTCACCGCTCCGGACTGCACGACCAGCTTCGTCGCCGTCAAGGCAACCTGCACGGTCGGCGGGACGGTCACGCCCTCGGCGCAGTTCTCGAACGAGATCAGCGGCTGGCCACGGATCACCGTCTCGAGCATTGCCCCGGCGCAGTGGTTCGCGGGACAAACCGTCCAGGTAACGGTAACCGGCACGAATCTGAGGAGCGGGCTCCAGGTGACCGACAACTCCCAGGACGTGATGGTGTCGGCCGTCCAGTGGGCGAGCTGCACGTCGATGACGTTCACCGTGGCGGTGGTCTCGTCTCCGACGGCGCCGCAGACTGTGACGCTTACGATCACGAACCCGGACAACACGTACCTGGACGTTCCCGCGACGATCACGGCCGTGGTCATCCCTGGAACGGTCCAGAACCTCACGCGCTCGGACCTTGTGTCGACGGGTCCAGCGCCCGGACCTGACCTCGTGGTCGTGGACAACGTGGACTCCGCGTCAGTCTCTTCGAGCGGATCATGGTCGGAGACCGCCCCCGCGTCGACCCGATATCCGCCTGGCGGCAGCGGGACCGCGCACGTGACAACTGCCACGGGATCGACCTGGACGTGGCGCGCTGGGATAGCGGGCCGCCTCGCGGTCGAGGCCTACTGGACGAGCACGAGCACGCGCGACCCGGCCACGGTCTACGAGATCCGCGACGGGTCTGCTCTGCTCGCCTCGGTGACGCGCGACCAGAGGATCAGCGGGCAGTGGACATCGGCCTCCGCGCTCGGAACACACCAGTTCGTCACCGGGCAGGCGAGTGTGACCGTTCGCAAGGCTTCGGCCGGCACGGCGAGCGTCGTGGCCGACGCGGTGCGGTTCACGAGGGTTCCGTGAGCCTGACGCTGACGGAGACCCACGAGCTGCACGTCGCGCGTAAGCGCATCGAGGATCTCGGGGAGGAGCCGCTCGCCCGACTCCTGATGAGCCTGCTCGACGCGGTGGACCTGCGGCGCCGCCCGAACGAGACGGTACTCGAGGCTCTGGAGCGACTGGCCTACAAGGGCGCCATGGATCGCTTCTCGACGCAGAAGCGAGCGGGGGAGTTTCTCGGGGTCTCGAATCGCGTCATGTGCTACCAGGTGAAACGCCTGGGTCTACGCAAGGGGCTCTATAGCGAGATCCAGGAGGAGCAGCGGCGCCGGAGACGCATCCAGGCTGAGCACAGGGCGGCGCGATGATCCGCGTCCACCCGCTCCTCGGTCGCCTGCCCGGTGACGACGGTCTCCCGCCGATGCGTACCTCAACCGCTAACCCTTCCATCGGCGACTTCGGCTGGACCAGGACCAACGAGCAGGGCAAGCCGCAGGCCCACAAGGGAGTCGACGAGCTGTGCGTGCAGGACTGGCCGTGCCATGCGGCCCACGACGGCATGGTGACGCGCTCGGGCGTCTCGACCACCTACGGCGAGGTCGTCTACTTGGCCGGGCCGGACGGGCTCGAGACGAGGTACGCCCACCTGAAGTCGCGCTCGTGCGCCATCGGCGACGTGCTGAAAGCCGGCGACCAGCTCGGCCGAACAGGGAAGACCGGCAACGCCGACCGCCCAGGGATCCCGCCCCACCTCCACTGGGAAGTGCGGATCAACGACACGCCGATCCACCCGCTGCTGTGGCTCCGAGGATTGGTCGACCCGCTGCCGGAGGTGCCATGAGCGTGCTCCTCGCCGTGCTGGCCCAGCTCGCCTCGCACGATGCTCCGCAGACCACGACCGGCGACATCGTGATGCGCGTCCTCGTGGCGGCGATGGGCGTCCTGCTCGGCTCCGCCGTCGGTGCCCTCATTCGACTGTTCGGGGCGTTCCGAGCCCTGAGCGCGACGATGGAGGCGAACGAGTCGGCCAGGTCAGAGAGAGAAAGCGCGCGCAAGGAAGAAGCGAATCGGATGCACGAGGAGAACAAGGAAAAGATCGCCGCGCTCCATGCCTGGCAGGAATCGCACATGGAGTGGGCCGAGAATCAGAAGCAACGGCTCTACCAGGATCTCGTCGCCAAGGCCACGTTCGACGCCACGATCGCCGGATTTCACGGAGCTCTCGGGCACGTCGGCGGTCAGATCGCAGAGGTCAAGACACAGCTCGGTGAGCTGCTGAAGGAGAGACGCTGATGGACGACATGCTCGCCCGCTACCTGGTGCAGTTCGTGACCATCGGTGGAAGTGCGATGGGGCTCTCGGAATGGGCGACGCTGCCCATCGGGCGCACGAGCCCCGACCCCAACAAGGGCAACCGGAAGCGGTACAACGCGCTCCTGTACTCGTTCCTCCTCGGGATCGTCGGCTGGCGGGCCGGCTTCCTGGCGCTCCCGGGTGAGGGCTGGGAAGCGTCGCTCGCCGGGATCGCGCTCATGTCGGTCGCAACCGTCGTCGGCAGCTACGGCGTCGTGTGGGCGTCGAAGAAGCTGACGGCACCGAACGTTTCGGACGGTGGAGGTGACTCGTGAGCACCATCGGGATGCACGTGTTCGCGCACGCGCTGATCCTGCTGGGCGTGGTTGCCTCGAAGTGCTCGACCACCTACGTCGGCGTCCTCGTCACCTCGCTGCCGCTCCACGCCGTCTGGGTGGTGGTGCGTCGGACGCGTCGCCGGCGGGGGTAAGCATGACCCGCCTCCGCCTGATCGCCTTTGCCCTGGCCCTCGTGGCGATCCCCGCGGCGTTCGGGCTGGGCCGGTGCACAGGGCCCGAGCCGCCGCCTCCGCCTCCGCTGCCACCCCTGCCCCCCGAGGTCGTCGAGGTCAAGGTGGTCGACCAGGAGGCCCTCGATCGGCTCGCCGGCGAGCTGCGCACTGCGGAGGGCAAGGTCGCCGAGCTTGAGGGCGACGTCCAGGCCCGCACGGTCGAGATCGCCCGGCTGCGCGGCGAGGTCCGCCCGGTGCCTCCGGAGGCCCGCGAGGCCATCAAGGAGTACGTCGTCCTGGATCCAGCCCTGACCGACCTCGAGGCCGTGGCCGGCACCGAGGGCCTGCAGAAGGTCGAGGGGTTGGAGGGCGATCGCGTCGTTGCCGGCTGGCGCGGTCGTCTGTTCTGCGACGTGCGCATGGGATCCGACGCCCCCTGGGTCCGGCTGTACGACGGCCCCCTTGACCTGACGGAGTCCGAGGCGGTCTCGAGCCGACCGGCCGGGACGGTCGAAGAGCAGCTCGCCAGCTGGCGGGCGGCACTCCGGGTCGGCATCTCGAGCGACCCGGGACTGCGCGCCGGGCTCAGCTGGTACGGCCGGAAGCGCGTCGGGTGGTGGGCCGATCTGGACTACGACCTCGACCGCTCCGAGTGGGCGATCGCCGGCGGACCCGAGCTGTCGCTCGGCCGTCGATAGGCGTTCCAATAACTGGTGGGAGCGGGCTGCCGACCGTAGTGCCGTCGCAAGAAAAAGAGCGGGTCACACTTACGCCCGAGGGGTCGAGTTTACGAGAAGGGGACGTATACTCCCGCAGTGCTAGGCGCACAGATGGCGGCAGCCCTCGTCTTCAGCCGTAGACGCAAGCGATACGCGCCTCGTACCACCGGTCGTCGTCCTCGTCCTCGAGGTCCTGCGCCCGCTTCTTCCGGGTCGGCTTTCTCACCATGGGGGGTGTTATACGCGCCGCACCGGGCAGCGTCCAGCCCTTTTGCTTCCCTTCTGGGAGCGCCCGTCCGTGACACTATCCCCGCAGGACCCATCGGTTTCTCATGGTCCAGGGTGGTCACGGCCGGATTCCACGGCAAACCAGTAAGCCCATGGAAACGAGCCGGTTAACCACGAAACGGACCGGCGCGGCCCTGGGCGGCCGAGGGGCCAGAGCGTTCTGCAAAACCCTCATCACCGGTTCGATCCCGGTCGCCGCCTCCACCTTTTTCGTGAAAATCCCGTCCCCGTGACACTACCATGACACTATCGAATCCGGTCCACCGGGCTACGGTCCAGGTCGTCCCGCTCGTGGAGATACCGCCGCACCGTGGAGAGATTGGCCCACCCGCCCCACGCGAGGAGCTGATCGAGCTTCGCGCCGTTGCGCACCATCAGCGTGGCCCAGTAGTGCCGTAACCGGTGCAGCCTCGTGCCGCCATCGATGCCAGCGGCCGCCCAGACGTCCTGGAGCCACCCAACGAGCGGAGTCGGGTCCGTCCACGTCGGGCGGCAGACGTACTTCCCGGTGGAGAACGGCTCACAGCGGTCAAGCGCGCGCGCCAGGCGTCGCGTTACGGGGATCCACCGCGATCCCGTCTTGCCCATCGGGACGTGGAGCCGTCGCTGGTGCGGGTCGAAGTCGGCCTTGCTCGCCCGCATGATCTCGCCGCGGCGTAGCCCGGCGTCGGCGCCGAGCAGGACCGCGACCAGCTCGCGCGGCCCCGCAGCCTTCGCGGCCTGCACCAGCGCGGCGACCTCGGCGTCGGTGTACGGGTGGGGTCTGGACGCGATGGTCACCTTCGGCCGTCTCACCGGGAGCACGCGGGCCGGGATGTAGCCCATGCGCATGGCGAACCGGGCCATGCCGGTGAGCCTGTCGAGCCGGTTCCGGACCGTGGACGGCGACCACTTGAACGCGGTCATCTCCGCGCGGATCTGCTCGAGCCTCGGCCCGGTCAGCTCCCGCAGCCGCACCCGGCTCCAGTGCCGCAGCACCACGGCCAGGTGCCGCCGGTACCCGCGGAGCGTGTCAGGGGTGCGCCCGATCTGCCGCAGGTCCTCCAGGTACTCGTCCGCCAGGCTCTCCACCGTGACGCCTTGCCGGGTGCCGCGGACGTCACCCGTTCCGGACTCGATGGCCGCCCGCTCCCCGATCTTCGATTCCAGCCAGGCCCTGACGCGGGTCCTGGCGCCGTGCCCCACCAGGGTCTTCTGGTAGATCCTTCCGGCGATCGTGATCCTCGCCCGCCACGCACCGGAGGGGAGCTGGTCGATTCGGCCCGTACCCTTCGGCCGGCGGGGACCGGTGCGGGGCTTGCGGATCACTTCTTCGGCGAGCGCTGAACGGGGAGCGCCACCGGAACTCGGAACTTCAGCCTCGATAGGGCCCGTGAGCTGGATGGCCTTCCGACCTCGTCAGACGTCGCGGCCCAGACGGTGGGATGGGCCTCGCCCTTCCCACGCTCGGGCTTCGTCGCCGTGATCGCGATCTCGAAATCGATCGTCTGAATGTCGCCGCCGGCGCCAGATAAATCGGTGGGGATGCTGAACTCCCGTGACCGCGCCGGGCTGATCACTGCCCCCGATGACTTGGTCGCCATCTGAGCGTCGACGACACCGTCGACCACGGCCTTGAGGACATCCGAGATGAACGCCCTGATCTCCATCATTCGACCTCGAGATCTTCCACCTCGGGCCTCGGTTCATCCTGGACGTCAGGGCTCTTGGGCGTGTGCCGGCGCAGTCCGAAGTCGATGCTGGCCTTGACCTCCCGCGGAAGATGGCAGCGAGAACAGACGCGCGAGCTCGAGCGCATCGACGCGCCACAGTGGGGGCAGGCGGTGATCTCGGGCGTGCTCATTCGACCTTGAATCCGAGCGCGCTATAGGCGGCCAGCTTCTTTCCGCTCTGGTAGCTGTAGATCTCGACCCGCGCCGATACCCCATTCTTGGTCCCACAGTACTCGGCCAGCGTGAAGGCCAGCTTCTCCTTCTCGTCCACGTTGAGGGCCGCCCATTTCAAGGGGTCGACGTGCGCGGTGTTCATCCTGGGCTCGTATTTTTTTTACTACCCCCGCGGTCTGGAACTGCTGGATGGCCGACTCGTAGATGGCCGCCTTCTCGGCGATCTGTGCCTGGGCTTGTTGGGTGGTTTCCTTGCCACCGACGCAGGACGACACGCGCGCGACCCCGCAAAAGAAGGCAAGAACGGCAAGTACCACGACGCATCCAATAGCGGCCGGGTCATTCTTCTGGCCTGCTACGGCGGGCATTGCATTCTCATCCCGCCTGGAGTATAAGAGGCCCAACGTCGAGACAGGCTCCACTCGCCGATTCGGGCCGGCGAGACGCCGGGAGTCGCACCCGGTAGCCGATCCCGGTAGGATTGATGGTGGGACAGATCATTCCGTTTCCTTTCGCGTCTTCCGCGTCGGCCTGCGTCGCTCCGGACCGCTCGGACTTGTCTCCGGAGGACGAGGCTCGGGTAATTCTGAAAGCCCTTCTGCCTTTCTTGCGGCAGAGATCCGAACCGTCTCAAGACCGTCAGCGATCTGAGTAACAGCGACGGCCATCCCGGGCGATCGTAGGCACTCGTAGGCGAGGACATGGATCGCCTCGACGGCGTCCGCGTTCTTGACGAGCAGCTT